GTGTAGGGTAGGGGACTTGCAGTCCCCCTACGACCCCCTGGCGAGTTAATGCTGATGCGTGTAGGGTAGGGGACTTGCAGTCCCCCTACGACCCCCTGGCGAGTTAATGCTGATGCGTGTAGGTGGGCTCCGGCGCCACCGGCTTGTTGAGTGCCGCTAGGCTCTCATCAATCGCCTTCTCTTGCACTTCTTGCGGGGTCTCGCACGTCTTCCGAAGCACCATTAGGGTGGCGGCTGCACTGCACGTCAGGATGTAGCCATAGACAAATAGAGGCTCAGCAAAAGTTGCAAGAGCGGAGGTAATGGGACGGTTATAGACCAGCTGATGGAAGCCAATTGCCATAACGGACAGCGACCATAGCAGCATACCACCAGCGGGCACCGCCGCCGAAGCAGCCATCGTAGGCCAGTGCAGCTTGGTGGGGCACGCCAACTTCCCAGCGGTCATGCTTGCCGCAAGCTGAATCCCGTAGACTGCAAGAGCGGGAAGGAGGAGGAATGCGGTGAAGAGCAGACCAAACTCGTTGTTGGTACACTGCTGTTGTATGCAGCGAATTACGTAGTTGTGGACGTTGTGTAGCCCTGAGTTGACGATAAAAAAGGCACCTGCGGGAGCGGCGGCAAAGCTGGCACCGATCCACGTGGGTGCAGTACCCAGGATGCTGATGAGTGTGACGATGATGATCGCAACAATGGCGACCCGTCCTGTCTTTGGTAACTGGGCCATAGTCTACATTAAGAATGTGATGTTTTTGCCTTTGCAATACACAGTTGACTACTAGGGCATGCCGTTCTCTACCGCCGCTATCGCTGTCCGCAAACCATTGTTGGTGGAAGCTGGAACCGCCGAGTCGCTGAGCGAAGCGCTCCAAGAATGCCACCGCCGCCGGCATGAGGCGCTGTCGATGACAGTTAACGCAGCCTTGTGTCTGGGGCTCTTGATGCTGGCGTGGACGGTCCTCACGTATCGCCAGCGTCATCGGGTTGATCCTTCTGTTAAGGAGAAGCAGCGCGTTGTGGCACAAACCAATCTGTTTGCGATGCTGAGTCGGTACGACCGTCGGTTACACAATGTGGGAGTATGGTAGTGTTGATGTACGAAGTGCCTAGGGTCGCTCTGCTCAACGCAGTTGAAGAGGGAAAGGCTATTGCAGCCGAGATCATTCAGCTTCAGCTGATGCTGACCAACGGCTATCTCACCAAGGAGTACGTGGCTGAATTATATGAGCATTTGTTGATACGAGTTGATGCCATCCAAGGTCGTGCTGAAAAGGCGCAGCAGGCGGTGCGAGAGTTGGGTCCGGCGTCGTTGGGTCCGTTACCAGATGAGGCACTGCGGGGTTTGGCTGAGCTGCGGGTGCTTTCAGCCGAACTCAAGGCGGACAAGGAACCCGAAAAAGTGCAAGAGGAGATGGTGAGGGTGAATGCTACCTTGGTGGGTCCGGCGATGACCGAGTGGTTTGAGAGCGGAGTGGGCAAGTACAACATGGTGAATGATGTGGAGGCAAGCGGGCGAACATTGGCGACGCAGGTGTTGCGGTTCATTGCGTTGGGTCCCCGAGACGAGGGAGTTAACGCCGCAGGCGTGGAAATGCCGGCTCCTCTGAAGACCCCTACCCGAGTCCATCAACTCAATCCATACCCCTCTTACAATCCTCAGACTTCGCCGTTGGCGGATCGGTATTCGGCGCAATCGCCCACGTACCATCCCACGTCACCCGCTATCCCGTATCATCATGCGTCGCTCGGTTATGAACCAGTGTCTCCTGGCACGCGGGCAATCTTACGGACCCAAGCATATAACCCAGAAGCGTCTGACTTTGAATAAAAACCGGCGTTGCCTACTTTTCCTCCCCCCCCGATGAATAGTCGGGCACGAGAATAGTAATCCAAATGTGGAACTGGGAGCTGCTGGTGGCCGGATTGGTCGGCTTTGTCGTCGGTATGATGCTCAACCTGATGGTGCCGATCGGAGTCCGAAAGACTGTGGTCTTTCCCACACCGGCCAACGCCAACTCGCTGCTCTACCAAGACACTGCGGGGGTGTGTTTCCGTCCCACCGTGGATGACGCCGACTGCGTCCCAGGCGCTCTGCCCATTCCAGTCCAGGCTTAACTCAGATACCAATGTCTTAACTCATACCGCCTGGGCTCCCGTTGCTGTAGCCGCCGCTGCTACCAACGCCTGTTTGCATCCCTGATGCCGCACACACCGCATCTCTCCTGGCACAACCTTTGCCCCACATAGCTGTCCCACACGCTTCCCTCTTGCAAACACGTGCCCACACGTCGACTTTGCCGCTGCCGCCTGCTCGCACTTTCGATGCCGCAAGCACAGCGTCTCTCCGCACATAACCTTTGCCCCACACTGCTCCCCAGCACGTTTCCCTCTTGCAAACACGTGCACACACGGCGACATCGCTAATGACCATTTGATCGGCGAGTTGACGTTTGCCATCACCGGAAAGCCTTCACAAGGGGGAAGTAACCCATTGTGAATGACATTGCAGTATGGACATTTGATTGCATAATCTCCTATCAGAGGCCATTCAGTTTTGGTTCGTCGTTTTTTCTGGCGTTCAACCTCGGCATAGATGTGCCCGTAGTTGAAAGAATGTCCACACGGCAACTTTACACGATAAACGCCCAATGGTTCGTGTGAAATCAGACAATGTTCATTATCGTTCCGTGCTCCAGCGCTATCCTTCTTGCTATCATCCAGTTCAGGCTCCAACAAGAAGCTGGCCAACATTTCCTGAAACGAAAGCACTGGTTCGTCATAGTCAGTCGCTGGTCCAGCAGCTACACTAACCATGTTAGAAAGCAACCCATCCATTGAGTTCATCATCGGCGCTTGTGATCAACTCACAAGGGTTGGCTCTAGGCATCCTTGAGTTCGGGTGATTAGCAATCTTGCTATGCATAAGACAGAATAATGGGTTGTCGCAAATGCGCTGAGCGACGCCGTGCCGAAGCAGCGGCCAAGGTACGAGCAGAACAAGAAAATTCCCGTGTCGCCAAGGCTGTCGCACTCAAGGCCTACGAAGAAGCCAGCGCCTGGCATCGTTGGGGGTGGCGTTTCATCCATCGCTTCTCTCTTGCACTCCCTACTGGAGCCTTGGATTCTCAAGCGGTTCAGCATATGCGACGGGTCGTTCAATTGTTTATCGAGGTGTTGCCCTGTGAGGATTGTCGGGGACACGCCACAAACTTTCTTGCGTCAGGACCCGCTCCTCGGCTGGGTCGGGTACAGACCGGGCAGGCGTTAACAGTGCTGTTCCATGAATTGCACAACAATGTTCGTATGCGGCAAAACAAGCCACAGCCTGGAATCGAAATATTGCAAGAGTACCGAAATGTGAATCTGCGGAATGCTTTTGAGGAGTACAAGAAGGCGGTGGAGCGTGAGCCACCGATTCCACGAGCAGCGCTCAATGCGATGGACACCCACCTGAAGGCACTAGGGCTCTAAATCCCTTGGCAGTCGTTAACTCAGTTGCTAGGCGCCGAGCCGCCAATAGTGCACGAGAGCACTGACTTCCGTGGGGCGGTGCAAACAACATTATCGGATGCAAGAGGTGCAAAGTAGAGATTGGTTGGGGATACGGCGCCGACGATGGCGCCCCACGAGAGTCCAAGAACAGTGCCTGCGAGGATGGTGGTGGCGCTACCCCACGGCCCAGCACACGTTTGTCCATTGTATTTGGCGTTCCAACTCCATCCCGTCAACACCCAGGCGAGTGCGATGCCGACCCACACAAAGGGATTGGATGGGGTGCCGCCGACCTTGGACCACTGACTCGACGACCACGCCAAATAGGCAGTCACCCACGCCATGAAGAAAGCGTTGGCCCGTGGAATAAGACCAGTTGTGATGTAGGGAAGAATTAGGGTGTTGCAACCGTAAGCGCCTTGGTTGGCGGCGTTCATCAGTCCGGCCCGGAGTTGGTCCGCAATACCACTCCCTGCCGCAGGGTCGGCTCCAGCGGCTCTGGTCACCTGTCTCTGCAAGAGGGTGAGGGTGATTTGGAGGAACGAAGCAAAGAGGAGCGAACTGAAGACCAGACCCGCAAACATGACGGGTGCTCGCAGATTGCGCTGTACAACGGACACCGCAATCGCCGATACCACAATGATGAATGGGACGAACGAAGCCGAGAAACCAAGAAACTGTGCAAAGACCATTGCTGGGGTGGCTGTTAAGGAGTCAGGTTTTTCTCAGCAGTCGGTTTCATCGTCATCCCCGCCATTCCCATCCCCGTCACCGTCGTCGCCGCCGTCGCCGTCGTCGCCGTCGCCATCCCCATCACCTTCCGGATCCTCGTTTACCATTTCATAATCTAGCACCAGCTTCGCAGCTTCTGCTGCGGTGTCCACCAAATGAATCTGAATATCATCCAATGCCTTCCAGTCGGAATAATGCTTACGGAAACGATCCACCTCGCGCTGATTGCGAGAGGGAAGGACAAAGTTGCGACAACCCGATTCATAGCCGCCTGTGATTTTCATGTCAACACCACCAATTTCCATAGCCCGACCCTGTAGCGATACCTCACCAGTGACTGCCCAGTTGATGCGTGCTGGGACCTTGATCAGCAGACTCATCACCGAAATGTAGGTTGCAATCCCGGCCGAAGGACCGTCCTTGGGCGTTGCCCCATCTGGAAAATGCACGTGGATCGCCTTTTGTCCCGTAGCCTCCTGATCCTTTTCAATACGCTGCCTCTCTTGCTGATCGAGTGCTGACCACGCCAAGTTGATTGCGACGGTCACACTTTCCCGCATGGTGTCGCCTGGCAACCCAGTGATCTTGGGCTCCAGCAGCGTCGAACCAAAGGCCCACGTAGCCTCGATGGGCAGCATACCACCGCGGCCGACAGAACTAGCCCACAGCCCAGCCACCACCCCCAGCGTCCCCTCTCTTGCAAGAAGGGGGTGTTGGATCTTGGGAACCTCGCACAGCAAGTCATCCACGAGGTCTGGAGTTAACAAGTCTGGGGTAGGGATTCCCTCGAGTGCCTGGAGGTTGATCTCGCCCACGCACGTTCGAAGATGCTCGGACAATCGCCGCATTCCGGCCTCATTCGTGTAACTAGTAGCGATGTGCTCGATAGACTCGACCGGAATATCCGGAACCTTCCCCAGGTTGTGCTGTTTTTTCAACTTGGGCAACACAAACCGCTCACTGATAGCCACTTTGTCGCCCAACGACAGTGGCTCGAACTTTATGCGGTGGATCCGATCTAACAAAATTCGGTCAATCGCCGCAGGATCATTGTAGGAAAAGACAAACAACACTTTTGACAAATCAATAGGCACCCCATTGAAGTACTTGTCGTTGAAGGTTTCATTCTGTGTCGGATCGGTTATGTGGGTCAGGATGCCGATAATTTCCTTTCCGTGTTCGGTCCGGCTCACCTTGTCGAGTTCATCGATGTAGATGATAGGGTTCATACACTCGGCGTTCATTAGGCAATCCACGATCCGTCCCCATGTGGATCCCACGTAGGTGTAGCTATGGCCGTCGAGGTAGCTTCCGTTGGTGGCCCCACCAAGCGCCAGGAAGCAAAACGGCCTCGTCTTGCCATTGGCGTCCTTGAGACATTGGGCCAGCCCGCGTTTTGCCAGACTGGTCTTCCCCACTCCTGGCGGACCCTCGAACCCAAAACAGTAGCCGTTTTGTTCCCCCGTCATCCATTGCCCCACCACTCTTGCAACCGCCCGCTTCGCCTGCCGATGGCCGTGGGTCGCTTCATCCAGCTGTTCCATCACCCTTATTGCGGTCTGTTCGGCCTCGGTATTGGCATCGATGGCTCGTGTGAGGGTGCGGGTGGCTAGCGCCACATCGGGTGGGATTCCAGGCACATCGGCGGGCAACGGCTGCGCTTGCGTCTGTCGCTGTACAATCCCTACGGTCAGTGCCCGGGCTACCGCCTCTTTGCCGTTTGACTTGCTCGGTACCGTCACCCCCAGCTCAGTTCCCATCTGCGCCAGCGCCTCGTGGGTACGCCGCTTGAGCTTTGAGGTTAATGCTCGCTGAGCCTGGCGCATCTGCGAGTTAACCACCCCTCGGATCTCCTCCAACGAATTAAGCTGGGGACGATCTATGGTCATTGCCGTGATCTCTACCGCCTTCTTCACCTCTTGCAGCAACAGAAGGCACGGTTCTTCGCGGATGTCTCCAAAGGGAATCCGTAGCAGCCCTTCGAGATACTGCCGAGCTTTGGCGCCAGTGTCATCCGACTTGGCTTTGACTTCGCGTAGTTTTTGCATTGCCTTGTCCTTGACCCACTGTGGCACCTTCATCAGTGTGATGCGCTGTTCCAGTGGGATTCGGTTCTCGCCACCTTCGTGATCATGGGAGTTGAGTGACAGCACCTTCCGAACCAGCCGTCGTGCGGCCCACGGCAGTGAGCCGTGGATTAGCGCCTGGTCGCTCACACCTGCCCCCGTTCCACTCTGATCACTCGCCAGCAAATCGTACAACAATTGTGCCAGACAAAGAAACTCAGATTTGCTGCTGAGCGCCAGAAAGTTAAGAATGATCTTGCGTCGTCCGAATAGGTCGGCGCTCATAAATTCGTGTCCGATGACGCTGAGTTGTTGCTTACGCAGTTTTTCGCTGTTGGTGATGGCACCAGCCAGGTGCGAAGCCAGCTCTTGGACGTTATAAACCAGGCAATCCTTAACTGTCAACAAATCAACATATTCGGTGGCGTACCCGGTTTCGTCTTCGCTGCGCAGCTGAGAACGAATGGATCGTAAGAGGGGGGATTCGATGGCGTCCCAGGGGGGCGATGCGCAGGTGCCTGATACCACCAGGGTGCGTTGATTTTCAGTGAGTTGAAAGACCACCATGACGCCGTATACTCGGGTGTTGAAGGTCCGGGCGGTGCGAGCGGCATCAAAGCATTGGAGCGTGGTAGCGTGTTCCACCAGCATAAAGTCGTCGACGATCCGGTCTTTAGCAAGCCGCTTGCCAGGAGGATGAAAATGATTGTCTTTTTTCCAGGGAAGGTAGCGGTAGCTGGTGGGGGTGAAGAATAGCTTAAGTAGAGTCCAGACGTCGTGGCCCTGGGCATTGAGCGATTCGGACAGGGTGGGTCCTTCGCAGATGTTGAGGAGGTCGACGATGGACCGGGAGCCGGCGGTTCGAAAGGCTGAAGCAAGTTTGTCATTGGTGGTTTGGAGGGTAGCCGCAGTTAACTCGATGTCATTGAGCATGTCCGAGGTTATCGAGGTGACGGCTTCCCGCGCCTTGCCTAGATTGCCGATTGCCACAGCGGCATCTGCGTGGGAGATGCTATTGTTAACAGCACGGTCTGCATAATAGGCACCAGTGGTAGCCACGAGTTGAAGGTAGTAGTTGGCCTTTTGCCGACACCGTCGGCGGACCTCTGGCGTGGTAGCGGTCGATGTTGTCGGGTCCACATACCCCCCCCCCGATGCTGGACTTTGGAACATGTGCTGTATTGCCGCTGGACTATTTCCAAGGGAACTAGAGGCACCGCACTATCAGTGAGAGATATGGGCATTCCTGGCTACTTTGTTGACCTGCTCCGTCGAAACAGATCGGTGCTGATTTTAGCGAGCATAGCTGGCACGGTGGACATAGTGTGCATCGACGCAAATGGTGTTATTTACGAAGCCGTGCGTGTAATCGAAAAGCAAGAGGAGGAGGAGTTTAAGCGGTTGGGATATTGGCCCGACCGGCTGAGCGAGATGGAACCTGCGGCGGCGGCGAAGCGAATCGCTCCCCTCGTCGTCGCCACTCTTGCCCGATTACCAGTGTTGGTTGGAGCCACCCAGCAGCTCGTGGTGGCGTTTGACGGCATTGCCCCCAACGCCAAGATCAGTCAGCAGCGACAGCGGCGGTTCGGAAGGCTGATGCTGGAGGCAGCCTTTGCCGAGGTCGCTGCATCCAACGCCACCACCGGCTTCAACACCACCCAGATCACACCCGAGACGCCGTTCATGAAGGCGCTGATGCCGCTCATCGAGACGCAACTTAATACAGCCACCCCCATTCCGCTCCACTTTTCGGGATCTGAACATCCGGGCGAGGGGGAACACAAGCTGATGGACATGATTCGCAGCGGAATGTGGAAGGACAAACACGTGATGGTGTATGGGTTGGACGCTGACCTTATTCTCCTCACTCTTGCGAACCAACACCATTGTGCCAGTCTGCGTTTGGCCCGGGAGGCACCGAGTTTTGTGAAGAACATCGACGAGACGTTGTCGCCGTTGGAAACTTATGTGATCGAGATCCCAAAGCTGGCAAAGGCGATCGGTAAGAGCATGGGAGGTGGTGAGGAACTAGCGATGACCGACTACGTGTTTCTGATGTCAATGTTGGGGAACGATTTCTTGCCGCACCAGCCCGGGATATCGATTCGTGACGGCGGAATCGAGCGGTTGTGCGGGGCGTTTAGTGCGATCCGAGCAGAGGATCCAGCGTTTCGGGTGATGCAGATGCAGGATCTGGCGGCGGTGCAGCCGGTCTGGGTACCCAACTGGATCGAGGTGCAGCGGATTATTACCGAGTTGGGTGAGCAAGAGGACAAGGTGATGACAGCGTGGACTCGGCGTCGCCGGGGGATGGCCTCGCGCACCAGCCAGCCCGGATTGGTCCCATTGATGAAGCGAGATCAGTTGGAGGCGGTGTGGAATTCGCTCCCAATGACGCAACCAGATATCGAAAATTGGATCGACGCTGGAAGCGAAGGTTGGCGGACAAGATACTACAAACATTTTCTGAACGAGATGATTGATCCGGCGTACGGCGAGACGCCGTACAGTCCTTGGCTGGACCGAGCAAGCGAGCAGTGGCTCCAGGGCCTCCAGTGGGTTTGGGAGTACTACACGGGCCCAATTCCCAGCTGGAGCTGGGAATATCAGGGCACTCACCCACCCCCCCTCTTGCAGGAAATTGGCCGTCTTGGGCGGTTTGAGCCTGGCGACAAGCTGAGCGAGTGGAGGGGGGGCAGTGCGGCGGTGTCGAGTGCGGAGCAGTTGGCACGGGTGTTGCCGCGACGGGTAGTGGATGCAGGTGCGGGGGAGAGAAAATGGGATCTGCCGCCAGTGGGCCTGGCGTGGCAGTATTGTCGGCATGCGTGGGAGGCGGAACTCAGCATCTGAATCCACTTAACATGTATCCGTTTTTATGCAAGAAGGAAAACAATGAGCACACATTTGGGAAGTCTTGGCGGCCATGGTGGAGGTTCGGGGGAGGGACTGGAGGGAGTGACCCCCGAAGAGTACCAGCATTTAGATCTGGACGTTCGCAACTACACACTTCAGGAGTTGCTCGATCTCCTGAAGCTACCGCAAGGGTTTTCGGATGTCGATCTGCGGCGGGCGATGCGGCAAGTGGCATCGCTGCATCCTGACCGTTCGGGCGCTCCAGTAGCGGTTTACCGACTTTTCTATGAGGCGCACGTGATGTGCCGGAAGATGCTCAAGGCACGCTCAGCGGGCGATCCATCAACACTGGTACGAGAGGACTACGACACCCCCGAGGGCCACCAGATTGCTGAGGAGACGAGTGGTCGGGAAGACTTTCAGTTATGGTTCAACAAGTCTTTTGAAGAATATCACAAATGTTTGTTTGAAAAGTCTGAAGGGCATGGTGAGTGGCTGAAAGAGGGTGACGATGATAATTGGGAAGAGCAACTTAAGACGGGTGAACGGCGGGTTACTACGGAGCAACAAATGGCGGCAGAGATGGCCAAGTACCGCAAGCAGGCGGCGAAGCGGGCGTTGGTGTTGGCCGATGGCCCAATGCCGGCCACTGATGGTGCCGAAGGCTGCGGCACCCTCTTGCTGGCTTCCGATGCTGGTGCTAGGCCATTGCTTGGTGGTTCGGTGGGCGACGTATCGTACGGCGACCTGAAGCGGTCGTACGAGGAGAGCGTGGTCCCGATTGCTGGGTTTGAAGACGGCGACAGCCAATACTCCCGCCCCAAAACGATGAAGGAGTTGATGCGTGAGCGAGAGCAGGTGGAGAACGAAGCGGCAGCGTTCTTGCAGGACAAGACTATTCACCAGGCGGAGATGGATCGGCAGCGGGATCAGCAGCGAATTTCTGCGGACGCTCGGATGCATATGCTGATGCAAGAGGAGCGGGAGGTGTTGGATGCACACCAGCGGTGGTTGGCGTCGTCGTTGCGGCTGACCGATGGGCGGCCAAATTGAGCCAGATGGATGGTGCAAAGGGAGAGCACAGACCCATCACCGTGGAACCCGAGGTGGAGACAGAGTGGGATGGCGTCGCCAAACTAGGGGTGAACGTGGTGGAAGAGTATTTGGCGGTGCTGAGCGATGTGTGTCGGAGTTTGTGCGGACAAGAGTTTCCGCATGAACTGGGGGTGGTGGTGTTGTTTGAACACATGGGGATGCGGGCGCCAAGTGCGACGGCCTTCTTGGGCGAGCGGCGGATGTGGGACTGGATCCAGAAATACGATAATTGTATGATTAGTCGGATTAGTCAAAACGACGTCTATGTTGGAGATCGCACACTGATTGCGTTTAGACAATGTATGTGTGGTGCCAACCCAGAGCTAAATGTCCAGAGGTATTGCGATGCGATGTCCAACTACGGCCGAGCCATGATGACAAAGCAATTAGCATGTCATCAGCCCCATCGTCTTTCAAATGTCAGCAGTCGGTGGGTGGCGGAGGGTCCGTGGAAGGCGAGGAATCCGACTAAGCACGTATGGAAAACTGATTGTTCGCTGGTGGATCTTTGGATGGGAATATGGTTCAACACGTCAAAGACATTAGATTTGTTAGGGAAGAGCATTATTAGCCTCTACGTAATGAACAGAACCATTCGTTTCCTGCCAGGGCTGACTGAGCGTGAGTTTCTATATGACGCAAATCGAGAGCAGATTCGGGAGGCGATTGCCAATGCCAATGGTACCCAACCGCTCAGAATCCAGGGCGACGACTATACGAGTCGGGCTGAGTGGGTGCGAGTGTTCTACAACAGTATGCGACCGAGGCTGTTGCGATCGTGGCCGCGCGCGGATTCCTAAGTGTGCAAGAGGGGGTGAGGTGTTATGTTATATATTATGGTCGTATAGATTAGCAATTGATGGCTCAACGCATGGTGGTGGGGGTCGATGAGGCACCGAATGGGGTCATCCATGTCGATGTTCGGGGTGCGGTGAACAGGAAAATTCCGCTGACGGCGGTTGGCGATGGAAAGACTCAGGCAAGTTATACAAAGGAGCAACAAATTATCAATTATCTGGACACGCTCAAGGATGGGGCGAACATTCAGATTGTGCAAGGTGTATCGCTCTATCCGGAAGCAATGGACGCACATGGAAACTATCCGGCACCATGGAAAAAGGTGTTGCACGGTTTCGAAACCAACATCCTTGACTCGCAAAAGCAATTTCTCAACCGGACGACGTGGACCAAAGTGGCGCGGGGTACGCCGTTGGACCAACCGAAGGAGTACAATCAGATCTTTTGGGAGAGCGGTTTGGGATACACAGTCTTTGTTGCAAACCCTGGCACAGTTCAGACAATGAAGACATTTGGTTCTTATATTGATCCATTGGAGAAGCAAAATGCAGATTACACATGGCCGGCACAGGGAGGTACGATCGAGCTGACGCCCGAATTCATGGAGTTAATGGGCTTTGGTCCATCGAGCGTAATTGCAACCACCGGGGCAGGAGGAAGATTTCAGTATGAACTAAAGGTGGCGTGTGGTGATGCGTGTCGTCCAGCTCCTCATTGTGATATTGTTAACAGAGGTGGGGCTGGGGGCGACCCCAACATGAATCTGTTCAAGGGGAACGCCAGCAAGGCGCAAGCATTGGCAAGCAAGAACAAAGGGCAAGACGATAAGATCAAATTATTGGTGTTGAAGGAATGGGGCGATAAGCTCCAAGCTATCATATACTTTCTATACACACATGTGGGAAAGAAGGCCACAGATACACCGACCATCATCACTTGTGATATGGTGGTCATGATGTATTGTGTGATGCTCCATGTGCCGTGCATTTACACTGGCAAGGAGAGCCACTATTTTCCCAAGCCAGCGGACCAGGATGGTAAGTATTACTCAATTGTGGAGTACAAGCCAAGCAAAACACCAGAAAAGGATGCTCGCAAGCGCTACATATACACTCGCAACCAGATCGTCACAGAAAATAAGCGCTACATTGCTGGTCTGCAATTGTTAGCAAAGAACCCCAACACCGAAGTCTATTTGGGTGGTGAATTGGAGACGTTTTCGGGTGCGTTCTGGAAGGCGATAGCCGATGATGCACAGGCAATTGAGACGGAACTGGAAAGAAGGATGCCGTTGTTAAGTGGAGCGGCTCGCATTGATGGTGAAACTGTTGTTCAGTACAACCAACAAATAGATGAGATGAAACAAAACTATTTGCTGATCCCGATAGTGCGTAGTTCAGCAATCAAGAAGAGTAAAAAGATCAAGGCTCCAACCCCAGCGCAGTTTATAAAGAGTCAGCTGACAATGTCGATGGGGCAGTATCACACACTTGCGCGTGAACAAAACCATGTGAATCTCCAAAAAGTGTTGGCTCAAATTTCGGGAGTGGATGCAGTGCGACAGTCAAAGCGGCCCTTTTATGATTCTGCTCGGATTATTACGCGTTTGGGGATGAGAGGTGGGGGAGGGTCTCGCAAACGAAGCGGGCGCTACGTGCAGGGCCAGCGGGGTGGTGCGCCAATCCCTCCAGAGATCCAAATGAGGGAGTTTCCTCCATTCAATGACGAAGCGGCTCCGTACTATACCGACTTGGCATCGGATGGTTTGCCAGACAAGTTTGACGTGGTAGATCCAGGCTATGTCGATTCTGCCGTTTCCAACGAGCCAGCGGCTCAGATTGCAAATGGGGCTGTGTTTGAGCCCAGCGATCCGGCGCCGGGTGAAGGACTAGGATATAGTTCTGCGCCGGGAGAGGCACCAGCGATTGACTTGCAAACTCAGTTTGATTTGACGCTGGAGAATTCGGTGGAGCAGTATGTTGAGGTTGCAAACAAAGAGCATCCAGGAATCATTAACTACGGATACAACCTTCATATGACATTTGAGTCTCTTTTGGTTTACTATGCAGCATATGCTAATCAAGCACCAATTGAGATTACGCCTGACGATTTGATGAACTATCAGAAGGAGTTTTTGCCAGATCTCTTTGAGCCAGAGTTGCCTATAGGAGAAGCAGCTACATTGGAACCACTATCACCGGAGCCAGTAGCAACGGGAATGCGAGAGGGGAGAGGTATGGGAGTGCGCCAAGGGCCTTACCGTACACCATCGGCAAGCAGCCGAGAGGGCACGGCCTCGCCGCCCATTGGTTCTCCTCTTGCAGGCACGGGAGAGTCGCTTGATGTGTTTAGAGCGGATGGGGGACAAGGAGTGGTGACACGATGGAGTGCGCCGCGGGGTCGCAGTGGAATCAGTGCGTTGAGTCCGGGAGTTGATAGTCCTCTAGGTAACACCGAGGGGCGTTTTTTGGCTTTCAAAGGGCAAGGAGACCGTGATCCAGAGACAATGCGGGAATTGCGTTTGGGAACGAATATTGCGAGACGAAAAAGAATGAGGACAGAACGGCAGATACAGAGGCTGAGCCAGGGTGCGGTGAGCAGTGGTGGAGGAACGCGGCGGCGGAATCAGTCAAAGCGTTCCAAGTCAAAAACTAAGCGAACAGGAAAGAAGCGACGAACGACCGCTGTCCGCCGGCGCCGAACGCAGCGGAAAACTCGCAAGTAAGAGAAGAAAAAGTAGATGAAGTGGCACAGCATCGCCATCGGATCGTCCATCACTGTCATCGTCGTCACAGCCTACGTCATCCTAACCAGCGATCGCATCCCTCGCACCGAGGGCTACTCCAACCGCATTATGCCGTACATTATGGAAGACCCACAGCCAACTCAGGTATTTAGCACAGGCTGCTTCACTGGATACAACGATTGTTCTATGCTCAACGACTGCTGCCGTGAGCACGCCATCACCCACCCCCAGGACGCCATCCACGCCACCGACTGCAGCATGTGGGCCAAAGCGCAGTCCGAAAACCCAAACAGCTACCTCAGTTGGCTTAACTGGGGGTCTACCCTGCTCGGCATCCCATCCAACTGCCGCTACAATGCCTTCCCCATCCAGTGAACCATCATAAACATCAACTCACTCTTCTTGCACAATCACCGTCCGTCCATCCACGGTCTTGACCTTTCGGTGCCGCACCGCCTCGTCGCAATCGGCGTGAAACTTGTCGTGACACTCCCGACATACGTTAACTAGATTAGCCGCTGCGTCAACTCGGGCCGCACCCTTGCCAAGCAACCGCATCTTGTCCGCATCCGCCTGATGCTGAAGATGGTGTACGTGCTCTCCCGCTGCCCCGCACATTTCGCACACCCCCCGCACCTTCTTACTCGAATAGCGCGACGTGTTGGACCCCAACACACTGCCGCACTCTGGCAACAGATTTGCACGAACCTCATACGCCCGATCCAAAAAATCCTGCGGCATTCGGAGAGACTTGCACACTTCCAATCCATAGATACTGTCACCTGGTCCATCCTTGAGTTTACGGTTGTAGACCAAGGCATCGGCTTCGGCATCGTACCGTACCTGGAGGTGCCTGGAGACCAACCCAGTAAGCGCCTTAACACAAGGCAACCGTGTGACCTCGTGAAAGTGTGTGGCAAACATGTGAGTACAAGAGGAGGAGGCGAGGGATACGAGGCCACTGGCGAAAATGGCGATGGCCGACACCGTCTCGGTCCCCGAGCACACCTCGTCGCCCAACACCAGAGTGCGGGGGGTGGCATTCCGCAAGATGGCGTTGAACTCGGTCATTTCTACAGCAAAGGTAGAAAGCCCCCGAAAGAGATCGTCGTTGCCGAGGATTCGGGTATAGATGGCAGTATAAGGACGGATGGCAAAGCGATCGGCTGGCACGTAGAATCCCGACTGCGCCAACACCACTGCGATCCCGACGCTCTTGATCAGAGTTGACTTGCCCGAGGCATTGGTTCCAAACAGCAGCAACCCGTCAGGATGGTGCTGCGATCCAAACGCCATGTCGTTGGGCACAAAGAGCTCTTCATTGTCGATGCGTTCGGCCAGCATGTGCCGCAATCCCACCGCCTCGAACCACGAGCGATCACCCGAGTGCGCCACTTCCGGGCGGCAGTAGCGATTCTCCACCGCCATCTTGGCTGCGGTTGATGCCACGTCCACCCCTGCCACAAACGAGTTAACCGCCCGAATCCGTTGTTCCATCCCCGCCAGTTCTTCCAGCGCCTTTTCAAAGCGCTCCACCCCCATCGTCTCAACCCTTTGCTTGGCCGCCCCCAGCCGCCCCAGGAGTTCCCTAATCGCCTTGTTCTCGAACCGATGCTTTTTGCTCGCTCCCGATACTACCTTTACCCCCTCTTTCAACACCCCCGACCGTTCGGCGACGTGCGTCTTGCGTTGGATCCAGTCCTGTACCATCTTGGCTCGGCGTTCGGTGGCAAACAGCATCGCTCCACCGTCGTCGGACCAGGTGAGTTCGACCAGTTGCGGCATTCCACCGTCCTTGCGCACCCGCACCGAGGTGGCCCCTCCCGACAGCTTGACCAGGTTGGCCAGCATAATCCTGGTTTGTTCCACCTCTTGTAGCACCCCAACGTACTCTTCCCAAGCTTCGCGGAATGTGGAGTTGATGGGGGCGTCCTGTATGACCACTGGGGCGAGCCACCGGGCAGCGTGGTTCTCGGGCAGCAGCGCCACGTCGGCCTGTTCCTCGCGAAATACGACCCCAACGTAGTCCCGGAGCCGCGTGGCGCAGTTAATGACCTTGCCAAGCTGCTCGCCGTAGGCTGCCTTCGTATCTTCGCTGTGCGGACCCACGTACATTGGGACGATACACGCAATCACCTGGGCAATGTATTGTCGCAGCCGGCTTCCAATGGTCTGCGGGGTGGCGGTCTTGTGGACGATTTCACGGAAGAGGTGTTCGCCGTCGGGAATGTGCGATCCCCTGGCCCGGATCTCATTGAGTAGTTCGGGTGTGTTAACTAGCACAGCCACCTGCGCCAACCGGGAGTTGATAGCGTGGCTGTCGACCAGTGGTGCACGAATCCGCCGCACCGCTTCCCGTCGTCCCATCTTGCTCAAGCAACCACCAGTGATGGCGTGGACCACGCTGGAGTAGCGGGTGTTGGCGCAGTTGGGGTTGTGCACGATATTGAGTTGTCGGAGCGAGTGGTTGGCCATGGTTAGGTGTGGTGCCGCGGTGGATAAGAGCGGATGGTCAAGACGTTGTACGAGGCTGGGGTCAGCAGCCTTGGCCTCGGCTAGCAAGAGGGTGAGGGCGCTGGATGCATGGGGGTAAGTCATCAGCGTCAGCGATTCGGGGCGTTTGCTGTCGCCGTAGCAGTTGCGGACCACTTCGTCTTGGTAGGCTTGTTTTTGGGCGTTGACGACGTGGGGTTCGGAATGGAGATGGATGCGGGTGCATGCCTGAGGGCAGAGTTGGCCCATGCCCTTGGCGATGCGGTGGGCGTGTTCGGCGGAGCGTTCATTGCCGGCGATCACACGGATCTCGCGGGGATTGTAGGCGATGGCCTGTTCTTGCGCCCAGTCAAGGTCAGAAGAGTCGTGCATAAGTGGGGAACAGGTGTGTTCGTCGAGGGTCAATGTGCCAGCCATGTTGTCCAAGCAAGCCAGCCCGAAGAAGAGGGTATCGTTGGGGCGGGCCACTGACATTGGTCGGTATTCGATCCACAGTACCAAAAAGTTGTTTGATACACCGGTTTGTTCGGAGAAGAAGGTGCCGGGGGTGAAAATGTGAGTTAAGGACCGATCGGTGCGACCGGGGATGGTGGACTGGGCGTAGACGGCGACGGTCCAGCCTGCGTCGAGGAGGATTTCGACATATTTGTCCATGGTGGCCACCGGGACACCTGTCATCCGGCTGTTGTTTTCGCCGTAGCCGTTCGCGCCGCTTCCGCTGTTCCCCCCCCCTCCTACACTAGCCCCGCCAGAGCCGCGACGGGCGACCTTGAGGTCGCAGATGTTGGCGACTTCGTACATGGGGCTGTGGATGCCTTCTTCATCGTCGGCGTAGCCGTAGACCTCGTAGAACTTGCCGCATTGCATGAGGACGGCGGTGTTGGGTCCGGAAGCCTCGCGGTGCTTGCGGACCAATGCGAAATATTCTTTGAGCATCGACATCCTTAACCCGTGCCAGAGGGTGTCGTTATGGCCTTAACTGGATATTACTGAGAGTGGAGATAAACACAAAAACAGATTGACAAGTTTTAGTGGCGGCGGGTGTGGCGCTTGGGGGACTTGCGGCGCTTGGGGGACTTGCGGCCCTTGGTGTGTTTGCGAATTGTACGCTTACGCCCCTTTCCGCTTCGCCGCTTTGCGGAGTTGCGAATTGTACGTTTACACCCCTTTCCCCTCTTGCTCTTTCGGGTCGGAGTTGACACATTGGGCAGGGGAGTTGACACGATTGGGGTTTGTATTACTGCAGTTTGACACTTGGCAGGAGCACACGTGCCGTTGATGCAGGAGAGGGAGCAGATGCGCCGGACGCCGACGATGTTGGGCATAGGGGCTAGAATACTAATTTGGCAGTGGATAATTTAAGCCACCAGCGTCACCAGGTACTTGACCAGCACCGAAAAGAAGAGCGCAAGTTCGGCTCCATCCAACAAGTACCAGAGCACGTTGGCGCTTCGGAGACCGGACACTTCGGAAATCAGAATCAGCATGACAGATGCAATCAGCATTACGCCGACAGCAGCATCCATTTGGTTTTGGCCGGAAGTTGAGGTTCCGTGCGGAATAAGATCCGATGCCAGCTTGATGCTGATGACTTGTATCATCAGGTCGATGGCGAACCACCGCAGTCGGTTGTGAGGGCTGTTTCGACCCAAAGTTGCCAGTCCGTAGACAATGAGGCATATGGCTCCGAACGATAGAATGCCGTTGAGTGCATCGCGGTACGGTCGGTAAGATTTGGACGCAGAGGGTTGTTGTTGCATTCTTCTATTGTGGGACACAAGAATGCAACAGAGGGGGGGGGATTTGCAAGAGGGTGTAGGGTGGTGTAGTAGTATGTAATGCTCAGAAGGTGGCGGTCAGCTGGAATGCATCAGCTGTCTTGGTGTCGTTGACGGCGCTGTAATCGCCCACCCTTCGCTCGAAGAAGTTGGTCTTGCCTTCCATCGAAATGTTTTCCATCCAGGCAAAGGGGTTGGGCGTCTTGTAGACCATTGGGCGTCCGAGTGCGGTTAGCAGTCGATCGGCCACAAACTCGATGTACTTGCTCATCATTCCCGAGTTCATCCCGATGAGCCGGCACGGGAGCGCCTCGAGGATAAACTCCTTCTCGATCTCCACGGCGTCGGTGATGATGGCGGTGACCTTCTCGGGGTCGGGCTTGTTCACCAGCATCTCGTACATCAGACACGCAAATTCGGTGTGAAGCCCCTCGTCTCGTGAGATGAGTTCATTGGCAAATGAGAGCCCTGGGAGCAGCCCACGCTTCTTGAGCCAGAAGATGGAGGCGAAGGAGCCTGAGAAGAAGATGCCTTCGACAGCGGCAAATGCGACCACCCGCTCACCGAACGAGCTCTCGTCATCCTTGGTCCACTTGATGGCCCAGTCTGCCTTCTTCTTGATGCACGGGAAATTGACGATGGCGTGGAGGCATTTGTCGAGCTCGGCGTTGTCGGTCACAAAAACTTCGAGCATCTTGGCATACATCTCGCTGTGTACGTTTTCGATCATCACCTGAAACCCGTAGAAGCATCGGGCTTCGGTCATCTGGACCTCGGACATGAAGCGTTCCATCAGATTTTCATTGACGATGCCGTCAGAAGCGGCGAAGAAGGCCAGCACGTGCTTGATGAAGTAGCGTTCATTTTCGGTCATCTTGACCCAGTGCGCCAGATCCTTAGAGAGGTCGACCTCGTCCACAGTCCAGAAAGACTTGAAGGCCTTTTTGTACATGTCCCAGACCTTGGGGTACTTGATCGGGAGGACAACGAAGCGGTCAGGATTTTCGGCAAGCAGAGGTTCCTGTGAGACTGAGGAGTTGTCCGCCATTTCCGCCGTGAATGATGCATAGAAAAGGCTGCCTAGGTCAATTCTCGGATCTAGCCCAAGATGCGGATCCACGCCAATTCCGGCATATTCTCTCACTGAAATAGAGGATCCATGGCAGCATACTCAACCCATCGCAGAACCCGTCGGTCCCGGCGGGGAAGGGGCTCGGTTCGCAAGATCCGAAAACAAACGCACTTTGAACAGCACCCCAGTTATTTTCTGACGCAGCAGGGTGGTGTAACCAAGACGGCGGACGCTCACCTTAAGATGCTGCAGCGAGCGAGCAGCGTGATCAGGGAACTGGATCGAGAGCTCAAGGTGGGGCTCGGGCATACCGAGTTGCTGAAGCGTGCAGTGACCGAGTGTGCGGCCGTTAACAACGCCGTCAGCGCCAAGCTGCGGGCGGTGTCTAAGGAACTGAGTGCGCAAACCAAAACGCCAACCGGGAGTAAGGCTACGATGCACAGTGCTACCCGGCTTCAGCAATTGGCGGCCAAGCTGACCAAGACGTTGGAGGAGAGTCAGCAGTTGCGGCAGGGGTTGCGGGAGGCAAGAAACCAGTTGGGTGAGGCGGAGGACGAAGTTAAGCGGGCTCGGACCGAGACGGAAGAGTTGCGAGATGAGTTAAGGCGGGCGGGCGCAGCCCGAGCCGAGGAGGCTCTCCGCCCTCTTGCTACCGAGATTCGGCAGTTGGGGCCGCAGATTAATGGAATTCAGCAAACGATCCAACAGTTTCGTGAGGGGGTTGACTGGCAAAAGTGGCGTCCTGGTGCGGGTTCATTGGCGCGGGCGTTAGAACCAATATATGCGTCGTTGCCAAACGATGCACCAGGTCGTGGCCCAGGTGTGAGTGCAGCCAACGCACCAGAGTCCGTAAAGCGCGTTCTCAGGGCGGTGTCGGAAAAGTTCACTGCGGCGTTGCCTGTGGATCTTACCCGACAGCTGGATAATTTGCAGCGAGACTTGCGGACTCTTCAGGATTCGGTGACGGCGAGTTTGCGGGCGGTGGAACGGGCGCCAAGGGATGCTAGAGGGGGGGGTAGGCGGACGAAGCGAAAGCGGCGTACTCAGCGGCGCACAAGCAAGTGGGTGACTTAGCAATCGTTCTATTTTACATTTTTTACCTCTCGCTGATTCCACCTAGACACTAATCTCGTGTCATAGTAATGCCTGTTACTTGCGACGCTTTGGCTGCCCGAATTCAGGAGTTTGATGACACCACGGCTGCACTCACTGACCCTGCGCCGGGTTCAAAGGTGATCAAGAGATACGATGCCTATTATTACCAGGCGCCGAGCTACACTCAAGGGTTGTGGCGGTGGATGACAGGCGAGAGTCGAGAGACCACGAAGGAGTACCTTGACGAGATGGTGGATCGGTTGGTGAAGCTGATGGAGGAGGCAGAGAATTTTCTGCGCAAGCACACCAAGACCAAGTGGCGTCGCACGCTGCGTCCGATTCAGGGCCGTGACCGGGTCTACAATGGGACTCCGGTTACGGCAGAGCTGATTGGGCAGATGGCGGATGTGTTGGCACACATCGACCGGCTGACGAAGCGGCTGCGGTTGGTGGTGGAACATCTAAAGGACACGTATCCCGAGGAGGTTATGGCAGACGGAACCGAGGAGTCTAGCGAGGTTGAGAAGACGGCTGAGACAGCTGAGACCGAGGTGCCTGAAGGTACGAAAGGTGCGGTCATCGTGACCGGGGGTGACAACACGAGCGGGAGTGGATCGGAGATGGAAATCGAGAGCACTACTTCTTCGAGCGACGCTGTTTCGGTATTTGAGGCTTGGAACCACACGCTTTCCGAGGCGCATACGGCTTTGTGCGAGGCTTCTTCAGTTTTCCGCCCGTGAGTGACACATCGTCGGCATCGTCAGCATCATCAGAATTGTCGTCGGTGTCAGGTTCTGCAAGAGGGACGGGAGGTGGAATAGCGGCTCGGCGGCCGGCTTCGGTACGATCGTGGGCTTGCTGAGCCAGAGTGTCAAGGCGAGTGATTTGTTGGGTCCAACCTTCGAGGGGTCCACTGGTGAGGGTGTGTGGTCGGACCATATAAGCATTTAGTTTTCGACGGGCAGCGGCGACGGGATCGAACATTGCCCGAAGCTCCTCATGGGACTCTGCCCCCCGAACCTCTACTTCATCAGGGGTAGAAGCGGGTTCGCCATCATCGTCTGCTTCGTCCTCGATGACGTTATCGCCATGGGCATCGCCGGGCGGCATGACCGGTGTGACCGGAGGCGCATCGCCGCCATTATCGTCGACTCCACCATCGTCAACTCCACCATCGTTAACTCCATCATCGTCGACTCCGTCATCGTCAACTCCATCATCATCGTCGACTCCATCATCGTCGACTCCATCATCGTCGACTCCACCATCGTCAACTCCGTCATCATCGTCAACTCCATCATCGTCAACTCCACCATCGTTAACTCCGTCGTCATCATCGGTCGCATCAGCTGCCGCAGCTGTTTCGGTCTCTTGCCTCAAACGTTCTGCCGCTGCCGCTGCCGCCTCTCGACGCCGTTTGGCGGCCACTGCCGCTCTGCGAGCTGCGCTCTCTACTCTAATTTGTGCGCTATCTGCAGCCCGCTTGTCTGCTGCGGCTTTCCGTCTAGATGCACTCTCCGCATTGCGCAGTGCCTTGGCAACTTCTCGTTTGGTGGCTGCGGCTTCTCGACGGGCTTTGCTGTCTTCCTGTTGCTTGGCCCTAGCAGTGGCTCGTTCCTCAGGAGTGGTCCTGCGGGTGGGCGGTCCGGTTCTGGTGCGACTCGTAGGCGGGGCCGCTGCCATGCGGGGCACCCTAACAGTTTTGGATGCAAGAGGAGGGGTGTGGGATGTGGGTTTGAAGGCAGCGAATGGCGCCTTTGCCTTTTGTTCGGTGATCGCCTTGGGCTCTCCCGTCAGCTGAAAATGAACGGCATCTTCTAATGCCCGTTCTTCACGCTCAAGACGATCAACCTGTCCCTTGACCTCCTCCAATAATTCAATGTGAACACGGGGATCAACTCCTCGGCCTTGGCTTTTGGAATTCTCCAAATATTCCAGTTGTTTCTTGGCTGCCGCCAGTTCTTTTGCGATGACTTCGGCCGTGCGCACACTTCCGGTCGCTGCCCCCGAACCAGCTCCCACTCCCGCCCCACCCTGCATCAACCGCAGACACCGCCGCGTCTTCCCATTCCCTCTCCTCTTGCATACTCGTTGTGTTCGGGTCCGCCGAGGCATGTCTGCACGTGTCTGTGGTAGTCTAATACTAAATACTCGCAACACAGAACAGCACTCAAATGCCGCTGTTTTCCCCCAACATTCGTCGGTGTTCGGCGGGTGGTCTCTCTGAGTCCGATTGTTCGGCCATCAATGACTGCCAATGGCTGCCTGAGTTAAGCCAGTGCGCCCCAGCCTGTTCCGCTCTCGCCGAGGACATTTGCGCCGCCAGCATTGGCTGCTCCTGGGATGGCAGCAAGTGTCAGAGACGATCCAAAAAAGAACAAAAGCAATGGCGTCCGAATGTACCCAAGCGGTGCGCCAACCAGCTGAGCAAGAGGGAGTGCGAGGTAGCATCGGGTAGCGGCGGCATGGGCGATGGATGTGCTTGGATGGACGGCCAGTGTCAGGAGCGGGTCATTATCACAGTTAACCCCGACAAGCCGGCAGGGGCCAGAGCGTGGACCGACAAGTCCGTGGATAGCAAGACAGCGGTGTGGGTGCTATCGGGGACCTTCATCACCATTGCCATCCTGATTGGGATCTTTTCGTTTTGGTGGAACTGGAATGCGATTTGGATATCGGTGCGGACCGTAGGAGCCAACTTTCGGCAGGGGTTAGCGGCGGCCCGAGACGGAGTGGTAGGACGGGGGAGGCGGTTAACTCGGCGGCGGTCTCGCCTGGCTCCCGAAGCCACATCGGACGATAAGCTAGCGGTGGATGTTGTGGCGGATGTTGCACCGGAATCTGAGTCAACTGCGGCGAGGGATGATCGAGTTAACGAAGGGGGAGTTAACGAAGGGGGAGTTAACGAAGGGGGAGTTGACACTCCGTCGACTCCCCGCCCCCGTGCCGGGTCCAATGCCTCGGTCCGTGCGCTCCCTCGCACTCCGCCGCCCCGCCGTCGCTCGGGTTCGGTCAGTAGCCGTGCCGCCATCTCGCCACCACCGGTCAGCCCCCCAACCACTCCGTCAACTCCTCGCCGCATATCCTCAACTCCCCCTCTTGCATCCCCTGCCCGAGGTCCACCAGCATTTGACCTTCCAAAGGATCTGGATATGACCCCACGGGCAACCCGTCCAACGCCCCGTTCAACTCCTGCTCTTCCTGCCGACTCCCCCGCCGACACTCCGGTTTGGTTGCCCGATGTGCGGGAGATGCGCAAGAGGCAGGACTCTGAGATCATGCGGAATAATGAGAGAATGCTAGATGAGTTGAGGCAGCAGAGTGCAGCCATTGGACGGAGGCGGGCTACTCAACGGGCAGTCCGGAAGACGGCCACCCCCAAGCCAACAACGTCAACTCCCCAGCGTTCATCCTTAACTCCCCCCACTAAGGATACCTCTGGGGATATCTTGGCCCAGCTTCGACAAGATAATCTTGAACAAGGCGCACGCAAGACGCGGTTGGAGAATGAAAAACAGCAAGATGGACAAAGACGGTACCGAGAGATAATGGACCAGCAGAAACGAAAGGCCATCACAACACCAAGGACTCATAGCATGCGGACGCCGATCAAGACAGGGGGAAAGCGGAGGCGGGGACGAATGACCGAGGGACAGATAACCCGGGCAGTTAACACCTTCTTGGATGAGTTAACAGGGGGGAGAAAGAAGAAAAGCCGAAGCAACACTAGGACCCAACATGTCGGACGCAAAGCTGTTGGACGCAGGCGCCGCCAGCGCCGTGGCTGAGCGGTGCGCCGCTGGGACCGATGAGACCAGCTGCGGCAACATCGCAGGATGCTCTTGGTCGGCGCTCCAGAACAAGTGTGCTCCCAAGTGCGCCACGCTGGATGCTGGTGCGTGCAAGACGGAGGGATATGGGTGTGAGTGGGGATCGGACAACAAGTGTACGGCCGCAGGAGAGCTGGAGGGTACGCCGGCTACGGGATGTGCAGCATACGGCACCGCCTCGCTCTGCAATGCGGGTGAAGGGTGTGCCTGGGATCCCGAGGATGCCAAATGCTATGGATCGTGTGAGAAGCAGTCAACTCGGACAGGATGTGGTCAACTCAGGGGAGCGGACGGAGCTCAGCGCTGCGTGTGGGCCAACGGCAAGTGTAGCAAGAGGGTCATCGCCCAGTGTACACCGCTCTGGGAGGACAACAGCAGCACGGTCGGGGTAGTGGCGGGTTCAAGCAAGATGCCGATGGACACGGGGCAGATTGTGATCATCAGCTTCGTGGTCGTCGCCACGATCATTGTCGCCGCCATCGCGGTGATCAACGATATTCCAGCCACCCGTCGTTTTTTCGGCATTCCGGCTCCAGCGGCCCCGATGATGGGGGGCGGACGGCGGGCAGCGCCTAGGTTCTTCTGAGACGAATCTGAACGCATCTAACCAGCAATTGCGGTGCGCAGGTTGTGTAGCGATACCATTTCCTCCTCTAGCGTGAGCGGATTGGCCATCGCCGCCTCGGCACGGTGCTTCAGCTGTGCACGTTGCTCTTCGAGTCGCAGTCTATGCTCTGCATCCGCCAACTCTACCACATCCCCCTCTTGCTCTTCTCGGTTTATTCGGCCTTGGGTCGCGTCCGACCACCACATCAGCCACACCAGAACCGCCGCCCCAATCACCACAATCCACACTCTCCAGCGGCACAACCAATCCGTTGGGGTATTCATCGGAATCAGTACGTGTCCTGCGTAGCCGTCCATTAGACCGAAGGTTTTCTATCCGTCGCTCACAAAATGATTGGTTATGAGTGACTCAAACTCAATTACAAGGATGTCATGCAGTCTGCCTATGGCATACTTAGGTACCCGGGGGTACACCCTTTCTAAAGCTAATATTGACATCGGTCAACAGGATCGGATCAGGCGAGAACTTAATGTGACTCCTGCTGCCACAATGATGGGCTTTGCCCGTCCCGACCCCTATCCCGTCTTTCGGGAATCCACCAATCGCATCTATCTTCCGCAATTCTACGGTCGCAAGACCTTTGGACCCACCACCGCTCCTACCAAACTCAAACAACCCATCAAGACAAACTTGACGTTCGGTGGCACACTGCGGACCGATCAACAAACCGTTGCCGACCTCAGTCTGAATGCGCTTAGAACCAAGGGTGGTGGTTTGTTGGAGCTATACTGCGGATACGGCAAGACTGTGGTGGGGCTGTACATTACCGCCGCTATGGGAGTTAAGACGGCGGTGTTGGTCCACAAGGAGTTTCTGATGACCCAGTGGATCGAACGGATCGAAATATTCTTGCCAGGGGCTCGGGTGGGCCGGATCCAGGGGCCGGTGGTTGACATTGAGGACAAGGACATTGTGCTGGTGATGATTCAGTCGCTCGCCACTAAGGAGTACCCCATGGATTTGTTTGCGGGCTTTGGAATGATCATTGTAGACGAGTGCCATCACATGTCAGCTGAGGTGTTCAGCAACGCCCTATTCAAGGCGGTAGCACCGCACATGCTAGGGCTCTCGGCCACAATGACCCGCAAGGATGGTCTCACTCGTGTGTTTAAGATGTTCTTGGGCGACGTGATTGCTAAGCGGGTGCGGAAAGACAAGATAAAGCCGCGGGTACGGGTGCACTTTTACGAAAATCCCGAAGACAAAGACTTCAATGTCACTGCGCTCAACCACACCGGGCAAGTTAACTTTGCCTCCATGATGTCCAAGATATGCAAGTCCGAGCATCGGATCAACTATGTCCTGAACCTCATTCGGGGACTCTTTGAAGAAGATGGACTGGAACAGGTACTCACGCTCACGCATTACCGAGCAATGATTAATTCGCTATCAGACAAGATGACCGAACAACAATTCGAGCACGGTTATTACGTGGGCGGAATGAAGCAGGCTGATTTGGATGCCTCGGCCGGAAAGCCGAACGTGCTTGGCACCTTTGCGATGGCCGAAGAGGGGTTGGACATCAAGACGATTCAGGGGCTGGTGCTGGCCACTCCAAAGGCTGATGTTGTTCAGGCAGTAGGTCGTGCGCAGCGGGACCCCGAAGCCAGCCCTATCATCATCGACATTGTGGATCCGCACCCATGCTTTCGGAGGCAGTACGAAAAGCGGCTCAAGTTCTACAACAAAAATAACTTTGATGTGCAGGAGATCAACCCCCCAAAGCAGCGGAAGAACCTGAAAAACAAGCCCACTACCGCTACCAAAGGCAGCAAGGCAACCAAGTCTGCTAATCTAGTCAAGTCTGGTTGCCTGATTGTCACGGACGGTTCAGAGTGGGACTGAGTCGCCAGTTACCACACGTGCGCAAAAAAATGACTAACCACCCCAAGAAATGGATTAGCAGAACTTCATTATTATGTTTGAGGAGGTCCTAATCACTCTCATGAGTTTCGTGGTGAGCGAGAGCGATGCATTCCCTTCGGTAGAACAGATGCGAGAGATTCCCAAGGCACAGCAGCTTGTTATAAATGAAAATAGTTTAGAAAAAACACAGGAACGGCATGTTCCCGTTGTTCGTGAGTTTATGAAGAAGTTGTTGCTCAAAAACAAAAATGCGTATGCCCAAAACGCCGAACAGCTGGCCCGTTTGGTGGACAGGATGCGGACAACGTAAGGTCTGAACATTAGTAAGAACTTGGTAGGTGAGCTGTTGATAGACGGCATTAAGAACGATATGGAAAGGATGAATCATTTGAGGTTTGCTGTGGATAACAACAACAACAACAAACATTTTTTCTCATTGGAGGACGTCGAAAGCGTCTGACGCACAAACGGGAGTCTAAGCGCTATCGCAGCGCCTCAAAGTCCTGGACGATTCGGCGACGACGCTGAAAGCATTGGATAGCCGACGGCCCCACCATCACCACCCTTCTCCTCTTGCACAAACTGAAGTCCGCACGTCTCGCACAGACGGTGGTAGATGGCAGGTACGCCTCGGAGGACCCCGGGAACCAACTTGGGATTAGAGATCGGTGGTGCAGTGATTAGCCGGGTCTGGTTGCAAACGGACACCACGGCGGCGAGCAGCAGGTTGGCCCGGACCGAGTTGACCGCCCCGGTGTAGCGTACCATAAACAGCTGTTGCCATGAATATACGGTAGTGTCAATCAAGGGTCGCCCCCGGCATACGCCGCGGAGAATAGACCATAGCAAGAGGGCGGGGGAAGTGCGGAGCTTGGCTGGGGCGTCTGCCGGTCCTCGGACCCCGCAAACGCACGGTGTCTTCTGTTTGGTGCATCGCTTCTGGAAGGCAATGAGCCATTCTGCCCAGAATTGGGCGTCGGCTAAGTTTTTGACTTGGAGAGCGTAGGTAAACTCGTTGGCGCAGATGCAGACCTCGGGCGGATCCTCAGGCAGTAAGAAGGGACGGGCAGGGTCACGAGTGGGCGCTTTCATCCGCATTCGCAAATGGTCCAACACATAATCCGAGTCGTCAATGTGGATCCGGGTAGCCTTGAACTGTCGGGTGCCGGCCGCTAACGCCGCACTTGTCTCGGCGATTACGGCACGGATCGCATCGTTGTTCCGGAGTTCAATGTCCTCCCTCCCTGACGCCGTCCCTCGAAAACGAATGTACCTATCTTTCAGATACATTGGCAGCTCACGATGGTTATAGTAATACAACGCCGCTGTGCTGAAGAGTGTCTCCCATACCGGCCACAGATTGCCCGAGAGCAATAACTCTCCAGACCAGTGTACTGCCTCCTCGATTAGTCCGGTGCTGAGTGCCTCCCGGTACGCCTTGACTACCTGCCCCGTCTTGTGCCCCGCCAACGTCTCTTTCAACGACACTGGACGTCGTTGTGGATCTATCACAACAAAATCCATCGGTCCGCTATGACCAGCCGAAATTGAGGAAGATGGCATGGATCTAGTCTATCCGAGGGCTCTTTGTTAACTCCCCTCTCCGCATCTCAACTCATCGCCGATAGGGCACCGGCGGAGTGAGAGCGTGGACCGCAAGCATGAAAAAGATGCCAACAAAGGCCAGGCTCACCAGGTCTTCGGTGGTGGTGTCGGGTCCTGCCTCAGCACCGCACCGCCCCGTCGCCTGTTGCTCCAGCATCGCCAGCACCCGGTCTAGCCTATCGCCCGGCATCGAGGGATGCATACCCCGGGTTGTCTGCGCTGGCATTGGGGTGATCCCATTAGCATTTGACAGAGCGGGCTGCCACACGGGTATCTGAGACACCATCGGAGCAGCGGGCGAGTAGGCGTGGACTGCGGACGGCGGCGAAGCCGGATCTCCAAGCGATACATGGGTGGTTGTCAAGCTGGGGCCTGTCGGCATCAGCTGCGTTGGTGCTGCGGCCAGCGGTGACATTGATGGATGCACCATTGATCCAGGTGCGTTTGCATCCTCTTCCTCGGCTTTGTTGCCGGCAAGGCGGGCCTTGAGCACCGCCGCCCGGTTGCTGAGCTGCCCCTGGCCCGGGGCTTTGGGGGCTGAGCCGGGATTTGCAAGAGGGGGTAGGGTGGTGATGGCTGGGTAGCTGGCGCCCACGCCGGCATATTCGCTAAAGGGCATTGGCTCGGATGCGTACCCGGAGGAGTTGGACATGGGTGCGGGTCTATCTATTGTTTCGATTATGTGCGGCGGTAGATTCCCTCAACTCAGGATAGGGTTCTCCTTAACATGCTAAGATTTGGAAAAATGGCCGCTGGGGTGATTGCGGTCGGCTTGGCGCTTGGTTCGCGCCACGTCGATCTGGACCTGTCGCCAAGTCAGGTCAAGGCGTTGTCTAGTCCTTGGTGTCGGGTGCTGGCCTTGGTGCTGATGTCCTTTGCTGCCACCGGGCAGCCTTGGTTATCTCTTGCTATCGGAATGTTCATCTACGCCTTTATTTACCACTTCTTCCACGAAGGGAGCCAACATTATCTCAGGCGACACAAGTTGCGGAATAACGCCGACAATATGCCTAAGCATCGTTCGGCATATGCATACGATCAGTCACTCTGATCAACTCGGTCAGGATTTGTTAACTCGGCCAGAGTCCGCATGACAATATGTCCCACATCAGAACCGCCAGTGGTTCCCGCAGTTGAGACAGTGCACAAAGGTGGTCATCGGCTCATCCGCAGACCGTGTCTGAAGCTCATAGTAGGTGCACTTGCGCTTGTGGCAACGTCGGCACTGGTACTCCCCGGTTGCCGTTGCCTCCACCAACACCTCCTGGTTTCGCTGATCCCGTGCGATCTTCTCTTCGATCACCTTCTTCCATTTGTCGGGCGCCATCTCGGGATGCGACAGGCTTCCTAGGTCGCTCGCCTTGATCCGCTTCGCTTCGATCTCACCCCTCAGGTAGTCGCTCTTCGTCAGATTGGCGTAGATTGCCCGCGCGCGACCCAGATACAACTGGACAAAGGGCTCGTTGTTCCACCGCTTTACAATGTTTCGAGACTCGGCCGTCGTCACTGCATAGTTGTAGATGCTCTTCTCGGCGTTCCGCCCTCGGCTGTCCTTGCCGAGCAACTCACCAAACTTCTCCGCAAAGCGAGTGCGCAGGATATCGGGCTCAGACACAATCATTACCGGGGAGTGCTACCTCAACTCGTAAGCACCCTCTCAACTCAATTTGTTGGCTCAGACCACTTCCAAGTCTTCTGGTTCCACACCTTCTCGTTTCACGCCTTCTGGTTCCACGCCTTCCGACTCGCTTTCGCTGCTATCTTCGTAATCTTCGACCATTAGTTCATCCCCAGCCCGCACAATTGGCAGCTGGAGGATCACCCCCAAACTATCCACCTCTCCTTCCCTCTTGCTATTACGTTTGGTCGTCTTTCGGACTCCCTTATTCGCCAATGGTTTGACCTTGATCGATACTCGAATACCGTGTGCCCCTTCTTCATCGTCGTCGAGTTCGTCCTCTTCCTGCTCTTCCATATCAGTTTCTTCATCGTCATCTCCAATGACGTCATCGTCATCGTCGTCATCGTCATCGTCGTCGTCGTCGTCGTCGTCATCGTCATCGTCGTCATCTGCGTCCTTGGGATCCACAGGATCGAGTTCATCCACGTCTTCGTCTTCCACCACAAAATCGTTCTTTGCATAACCGTCGGGGGTCTTTCCTAGCCCCAACAGCCCTTCATCCAACTCGTACTCTTCCTCCAGCTCCACGTCGGCCACCATATCGGCGTCGTTATCGGCCGCCGCATCCCCCAGGGTCTCGGTGCCTCCGATAAGCAACTCGTACAGTTTTTCCCATCGTTCGGCGCCGAGATCAGTAGGCTTGGCCGTCTCCGGATCTGATCCTATGAAAGCCACAACCGCAACATTGCCGAAAAATAGGGTCGTATCCACCGGTGGCGGCAGCTCGGATTTGTTTTCTGAGCCCGCCCTTCCTTCGGTTTTGCCGAATATCTTGACGAAAATGGTTTGGTCATCGGCTGGTAACGCCCAAGTGACGTGAACACGAAACCCATCGGGCTTCTTAAAGCCACAGCGCTTGTAGAGAGACTCAATCCCATCAAGTGGAAGTGTGGTGGTGTGCACGTCGCTGTTCTTTTTGAGAACAACAATGTTGGCGCCAGAGGAGGGCATCACGCTGGCGGGACGAAACCACTCGGTCTAAGCCATTTAGGTGTAGCTCTTTCAACAGACATAGACATTGGACCCAGATGCTGGACAAGGGGACCCGCTTCCACACCTTTGTGCCGTCCGACCTGAAGCACATTGCCGCTATTCGCAAGATGACACCCGACAACGGCAGCATAACCACCAAGAGCACAGTGTTCATCCGGGGGGGTGGCAAGACCGAGGTGGTGGAGGGCGGCAAATGCCACCAGTACGACGCCTTTCTGCCTCCCTCTATCGATTCGGCGCTGACTGAAAAGCTCAAAGAGCATGGTATGACTCCGTGCTGGAGCTACCAGTACCGGGGAACCGATCAGTACGTGCCAGCGGGGGTGCCGTGCGCCCAGGTGACTCAGGAATGCAAGAGCTGGATAGGTGGTTGGGTGTGGATGGAGGAAACAGCGGCGGGAGGTCAGAAGAACATCTACTGGATGGTGCCAGAAGACTGTTTAGAAGAGTTTTCGGCGTTTGTTGGTGGGATTTGAGAAGCAGTGAGATAGTAGGCTCCCACCATGCTCAGATGGCTATTCGTGGTTGGGTTGTTTTTGTTTGTTTGGATGTGGGTGGACCGAGGGTGTCGGGCTTGGGAACGGATTCTGGAAGGCGACAAGGCGGCGTTCTGTCTGCGGACACGGCACAAGGGATCCAATTGCGCTCAACACATTCAGACAGAAAAAGTGACAGATAGTAATAATAGAAACAATGTCAAATCAGCCCTTTCGGGTCCCAAGGTTCAATCGATGCCAACGCCAAGGAGTCAAGTGTCCGCCACAAGGAGCCCTCGGACAGGCGCTGCCCAAGGGGAAACCCTGCCATCTCATCATCACCCAGCACCCCGACACCGAAAATCCAATGGCCTTGGAGATCCGAAACCAACGAGCTACGCAACACCCGATGGTGCCCGTCCGATGCCAACCCCAGTTGGGCGCCGGAACCATCTTAGCGGGAACCAAAACCACCATCAACAAGAGCGTGTTCTACGTATTCCATGACGTATTGCAGTATAGTGGTCGCTGGTTGCGAGATGTCTCACATCGCGAGCGCTTAGGGATATTAGTTGGAACTCTCCGGTCCATTGATTGCAATGGTGCGGGGATTGATGGTTGGCCTCGTTTTGCCTTGGCCACCCTCTTGTCCAAATGTGACGGATCCTCCGTCCCAGTAATGCCTTCTATCAAGGAACTCGGTTATGCAGTGCGAGAGGTCATATATCGGGTCCCAGCTGAAACCAACACAATGTACATCGTCGGCGAAGAAACCGAACGGCCGCCAGAGAGGTTGATCAAGATGTCATCAAAGCAAGAGGAGGACAAGGAACGAAAGATGCAGCAGGACAAGCGACAGGGCAAGGAGCAGGATAAGGAGAAAAACAAGCCGCAAGACATGAGACGGCGGAACAGCAACGGCAGCAACGGGAATGCTGGTAGCAGTACCAACAGCACCCATGGCACGAAGGAACCTAAGAGCAGTGTCCACGAGGATAACAACCGACCGAAAATGAGCAAGTGCCACGTGGTGTGCCAGATCATCGCAGGCAAGGCAGGACCCGACGATTACAGCGCACAAGATCAGACTGGAAATAAATTGGCACCTCTTTGTGTGCGGTCGCTCGATCTGAGTCTGAAGCTGAATCAGCTACTACGAGGCCAGCATTACGATCTGTATCGTCCGCCGGGGACGGTTCGGGTGTTGCCCAAGGTCTCGTTGCCGTGTGTGTGGGAAGCCAAGCATCAGCGCTGGACGCCTGTAGTCGGCACAAACGCAAACACTACATACCCGGTCTGCACGTCGTAGCGGAACTCTCGCAGCGATGGAGTTGGAATCGGTCGGTTCACCAACTGCTTCATCACCTGTCGCCAACTCTCCTTCGGGTGTAATAGAGCACCCGTCATACCGTCATAGGTTTGCGGCACTCCACCGCAAGTAACGATGCCACCAAAGTGTGAATCGCCAGTGTCCAGCATGATCGCACTGTCAAGTTTCCACTTGCGACCAAATGCCCTCACCGACGCACCCGCCCGGGATATTGCCGCCGCCAACTCCAGTCGTGGCCGAGTCCCGGCGCTCTCCTGGCCGGCCTCGATGAGCAGAATCTGTGGCGATCCTCCGTTCGCACCATCACCATTCTTCCTATTGCCATCTCTGAGCGCCGCTCCCAGATCAGTGTGCGGCTTGCCGTCAGTGCGAGTCAGATCCACCAAGCCAATCTCAAAGTTGTGAGGATGCAAGAGGGTGGATAGGGCAGTGAAAAACCAGACCGGATTGTGGGCTTGGCCCTTAGGGGCGCCGAGGCGGTTGCGGGGTGTAGTGAGCCCGGCTATGTCAGCTGCGTTGAGGGCTGGAATGAGCTGTTCGGTGCTGTATCTGGGCGGGAGGATGCCGAGGGGGACCGAGCGGATGATGAGCGCGAGCTGCCGGAGCTCGGTCCGGAGCGGGTGCGGGATCCGCCGTGGTGGGTCGATCATGGCCTCTTGTAGAGATCGTGTTGAGGCGTGCATCCCGGAGGAGACGAAAAAGGACATGACGGCGGCGTTGAGCCAGCAGTTGGCCACGTGCTGCCGAGGAACCCGCATCCTAGCGCAGGCGGCCTTGGAATCAGCGGGAGTGATTGGAAGGCGTTCGGTGGTGCTAATGCCCGAGCCGAGGATCTGCTTGGCGAGGATGGTCGAGATTGATTGGGGCGTCATCCCGGGCCGACGGCGGTAGCGGATGCGGCCCTGGCGCACAGTCAAATTCCTAGATTGATTCAGTCGTGTGCGTCCTCGTTTTGTTCCTTCCCCCCTCCTCTTGCTCTGTGTTCGGTTCTTCTTGCGGTGCTTGTTGCGATGTTTCCTGCGTGTGCGTGCGGCGGCAGGCATGGTCTATCTTGACCGATTAGTATTTGACTGGCGGGTAATTGGAATTCCACTCTCTTAGCTACAACTGTTGGAGTCGCCCTTGTCCGCCACGTAGTTCTCAATCCACTCCTCCATTCCGTGCCGCTCATGCAACCGTTGTTGATCCAAGTACCGCAACAGCGCCGGGAACCACGGCTGCGCCTCGAGCACCCTGTGATCCTCTTGCTGACGCTTCTGCTCCTCCGCATACTGCCGCTGGCGCTCCGCCTCTTGCTCGGCTATGGCCTTTGCTGCCGCCGCCTCCGAGATCTCCCCCTCCAGGCACTCGTTGCACCGTTGCTTGCTTTGCCACTTGGCCGCTGGACGGCTACACCAGCTTCGGTCTGGGAACCACGTCATGCAGTACCCAGCCGCCCGATGGCGCTCCCAGAGCCGCCCGTGGTACTCACACCACTCTCCCTCGGGGGCTCCGCCCCCAGCACCCCCTCTTGCATCCTTCGCCCACACGGTTGCCCGGTCGGTGTTCGGCCCTTGCACGGCATCGTAGTTCGAGTGCCTTAACTCAATCCCCGCATCTCAACACAATTTCCGCCGCCATCAGTTAACACCGATCGCACATTTTCTTGCCCGAATCGCACTGATTTGTGCACCATACCCCCTCGGCATTGATGTGCTCGCACAAGCTCTTCTCAAGATGTTCCAGACGCCGTTGCTGATGATACGCGCACCACTGCTGCCAACGAGGCATGTTGTGGGGATGCCACCGACGACACTTTTCGTCCGACTCTATCGCTTCGCAATGCCAGATCTTGAAGGCTCCCACGGAATCCATAATGGCACCAAGGTTGTGTTAACTCACTACCACACATTAACTCAATTTATAAAGGGTTAAGTTAGCAACTCAATGGAGTCCATTGCGATCGTGACGTCCCTCATCGTCGCCGCCCTGATTGTAATGATCACCTACATTTACGCTTCCAAGACCGCACCGCCGTCCATCCACGCCATACTTACTTGGATCGTAGTCACCTTCCAGCGGGGACTTAACACGTTGGGGACAATGTTTGGTCAGAGTCCGCTGTTCCCAGCGGTGCATGATATCGGAGTCACGGTAACGCCGATTGCCAAGGGCGCCATGGGCGGAGTTGAGGCGGGTGCAAGAGGGGTGGAGGAGGTGTTGATGGATGCCGAGCAGGCCGTGGCGGCCACTGTCACCCCCGGCGCTCTTGCTGCTGGCGGTGGCGGAATTGGCGACGGACCACTCGGAGCCGCTGTAGACAGCAGTCTCGGCTACTGCTTTGTGGGTCGTTCGGGTCCGCATCGGGTCTGCGCCCCGGTGTTGCGGCAGAGCGGCTGCATGTCGGGAGAATACTATAACAGCATGGAGCAGTGCCGGCTTAACTCGGGTCCGCGGCGGGCGGCCTAGGGCTCCCGAGCGCCGATCTGAACGCACCCTAAATTGAATGCTTATACGTTCACATAGGCCCGCCAGATTCCAAACGGAACACGCTAACATGAGCTATGAACTGACTGCGGTGCTGAGAGAGGAGAGCGAACGCATCATCGGCACGCCATTGCCGATGGAGATCTGCTGGCAGATCATGCTGAAGTGGGGTGGAATGGTGTCGCCGTCGGCGATGGCGGTGAGGGAGGCCAAAAGAAGGAGCGGCCGCTGCCACAAGATGCAAGCGCCTTTGTTGTAGTACTCTACACAATGAATTGGATGTCCGAGTTTGACAACATGTCAGTGAAGTGTCGCAAGTTAGGAGTGGCCAGCGGCTTCTTGAGGTCGGATCCACTACCGGAGTGGGTCAAGACGGAGATCTGCGTACGGGCATCTTCACCGGGACTACATGAACTTTGACGGAGTGGACGCACGTGTGATGTACATTGAACCGGTGCGGGCCTACCTCAACACCCTCGGCATCAGGCTACGTGGCGTCCGCCAACCCGGAGAATAAATTGACGACATCATTTTCTAATGATGTTGGTCATCACACGCAAACGCCATGCTCAACACCCTCATCACCCTGTTGCAAGAAGTCAGCGAAGCGGGGTGCGGCACCGCCTTGCCACCCGAATTGTGCCGGAAGATCCTGATTGAACAGGGCGGCTGGCAAACACCCTCGGCGATCGCATGGAAGAACATGGAACGACACAACCGATCACAACACGACAGGATTCGCGACAAATGGCGATGCTTTAATGCGATCGTGGCTCAATAGCGAAAGAAGAACAGCTGCTGGTACTATTCAGCTCGTGTGTGCATGCATTCCGACACTCCTCGCGATTTGGGAGACCACCGGTTCTGGATTCAACGCTGGATGAGGCAGGAATTCATCCACGGGTCTATCCAGAGGATGCTCTACGAAGATTAGATTGCCGCACTCCCAGTGTACCACCGCAGCGACAGGTAGGGCGGGAACGGGTTTTCCAGCGACCCCCCCTTTTCTTGCAGACTTGGGTGGACCGACGCCACGTTGGCAATCTGTACCGGCGACAGCGCCCGGCTAAAGTACTGCGTGGTGCTCATCCGACCAGCGAACCCGCCGTTGAGGCTCATGTTAAGCGGCCCATATGACTGCATCGGCACCCCCTTGAGCGTGTGGCGGCCGGCGATCGTGCCGTTGATGTACACATCCAGTACCTGCCCCTTGAGTACGATGATCACGTTGATCCATTTGTTAAGCGGAATGTCTTTTATGATGATGGTCTCCATCGGGTCCTCGAAGGTGCTCATTACCACCGCCAGATCCACCATTTGATTGCCGCCATCAGTGGCCTCGGACGAAATGTACAGCCCTGGCGTGTTAACTGGCTGACTCATACCGTCCTTGCTAAAATCGCCCGCCGCGCCCTTATGGAAAATGTGCTTGTACTTGGCCTGGCTCGGCAGCGACTGCGGCTGCGGCACATCGTTGACGTAGATCCACGTACTGTAAGTAAACTCAACACCAGATCCTTCGTTCTTAGACCGGAGCAGCGGGATGCTGCCAGCAGTGGCAGGATCTTGCGGAATAACCACCGGCTCAGTGCCCGGCTTGAGGTTGCTGAGTAGCTTGGGATTTTTCTGAAAGGCAGTGAGGCTGCTGATGATGGCGGTGCCGATCGACACCATCACCAAGAAAGCCACTAGCACAGCTACCAAGAAGAGCATCTTGGAGAAGATGCTTGCACCCGAGAAGAGCATCTCCATCCGGCTCCCGGCAGCGTTCAGCGTAGGCAAACCACTGGTGGCCCTCGCCAACTCAGACTGTACATTCCGAACTGAAGCCTGAGCCTGTCCGACTGTATCGAACACGCCGCTGCGGACGGTATCACCGAAGCTGGTAGCAACGGAACCAGCAGCGGAGGCGGCGTCGTCCAGTTGTTGCCTGAAACGGGTGAAGAAATCGTCTTCGGTTGACGGTGGAGGAGGACGAGGGGATTGCGAAGAGACCGAGTTCACGCCAGAATCGGTTGGTGAGCCAAAGAGGGCGGACATTTGCTACTTTACAGCACCCAAAATCCCCCCGGTCGCACGCAGGGCGACGAAACATACATTAGATGTTCATGTTGCGGGGGTTTAAATGTTGACAGAGCCAACGGTTGTGCCGCCGTCCACCAGCGACACCCGCACTCCGTACGACCCAAACACATTGTCCCAGAACGAACCGCCACCGTAGCCACTCTTGTAAATGCCGTAGACCTCGCTGGGTCCTAGAGCCCGGTTATAGAATGTCGCTCCCGCCGTATAGCCCATGAAGCCACCGTCCGGTGTGATAATAAAGTCCGAACCCACGATCGTCTTGGGCACTCCAGTAAACAGACACGAACGCACCAGACGACCATCCAGGTACAAAGACACCGCTCGGTCCTGCACTACCACCACCACATTGGTCCACGTCTGAAGCGGAATGTTCTCCAGCTTGCAGTCGCCGCGCGATGGCACAGTACCTGCCGAGACCCCCACTGATAGGCTGTCGATCGACGGCGCCACATCGAAGATCTGATTGATCCACGGACCGCCGCCGTTTGGACATGAAGCCGCTTCGCCGTACTGAGTGGCCGCCACCAGATCGTTCGAGCCAAAGCACTGCGACTCGCCCGCCGCATTCACGTCTTGCAACCCCATGTACTGCATCCCTTGACCCTTGACCGCCGTCTCGCACTGCGCCTTGGTCATTGGCTTACCACTATCAATCTCCTTCATCGCCCGGGCCGATCGGTCGGTGTAGCATCCCAGTGGAAGTGAAGGGGACGTGGCCGAGACTGGAGCCACCGCTGGACCACCCGTCAACTCGGTCGAAAAGATCATGTTGTTGAGCTCCGGAGCCAGGTAGAGCTCCATATCGCCGTTGCCTCGGGACAGGATCACCTTTTTTTGGCCGTACTGGTAGCCCCAATCTTCAATAAACAACCAAATCGAGAACGAGTAGTTGGCCGAGTTAGCGCCACGTACCTTGTTTGCCGACACGATCTGCTGGGCCGTGCCGGGGTGCTGCGACGTTAGGGTGCTGCCGCCCTTGGAGGCAAAGAAGTTGCGGTAGATCACGTAGACGACCACGATGGTCGCAATGACGCCGACCACACGAGCGAGATCCATCTCTAGCCAAACGACAGATTATTCCTCTTTCATTCCATTGTCGCAACAGAGGGTGGGGTGCGGTACGATAGCACAATTGCGCTGTAGGGTTCGGCCTTGGGCGATACGGTCAGCTTGGCGATGCCACCCTGGGTCGTCTTTGGCGACGTTCCAGGAATGGTAAAGACGTCCTCTTGGCGAAGTGTAGCCGGTGGATGTTGGCTGGTGCCCACTAGCTGACCATCCACAAAGACATCGGTGCGGTTCCCCGAAGCCCGCAACACCACCTGCTGCCACTTTTGGAGCTTGATTGGCAGTTTCACTTGTTCTACCACCCCTTTGGGTGCCGGCGACGTCAGCGAGAGCACGGCGGTGTTGGGCCCTGGTCCCAGTTGCATCTGCCCCACTGGTCCCAGCTCGATCGCTGTAGTTTCTTGCGCACGCGGACGGGAGTTGATAAACTGCCACCATGCCACCGTGTAATTGCTAGTGCTACCACCACTAGACAATCCATAGCCCCCCGATACTGGACTCCATCCGCTCATTCCAGAAACTGACACCGGAACCGAGACCGGAGTTGACAACGGGGTTGCTTCATCAATCAGGACCGTCCCGATATTGCCCAGCACCCGCACCGAAGGCATGTGATTCCACAGATAGGGTAGCCCAACTGCAAATGCCACAAACAGACCGCTCGCCACTAACGTGGCGACCATTAGCTTTCGATCATCACCCTCGGCAAGCCGACGAGCCTCTGCCAGCGTGATTGGGCCGTAGACATTCAACCTTTTCTTACCCGTGAACCACTCACGGATGTTGGCGATCCAATTTTCTGGGATCAATCGCAGACCGAAACGCACCACACCGTACAACGCCAATCCCGCCAGCATGATAGCCTCAATTACACCCACTACTGGGTAAATGCGGCCTAGAGCCAACAACGCCGTCAGCAGCCCGGCTAGGATAAGGTAGCCCAAAATCCGCGGCGATGAAACCTGCTTCCGCAGCCAATCAAATAGGCTCCCGAGCCGACCCGTCCCGCGCATCTCCCCCACCGCCGGCGACAGCAACAGCGTCGCCCCACTCAACACCCCCACCAGTGCAAACCCCACCCATGTAAGAGGGGATAAGAGCGAACCATCGACCACGCCGGTGTTCATTGTCAGATACATGGTCAGCAGCACAGTGGAAATGAGCACCAGCAACCAGATGCCGTGCCCCAGCAAATTATCCGTCACCGCCGCCACGCCGGGACCAACCGCCACCCGCAGCACGTTGGCCCACGAGTTAACACCATCCCCTTCTTGTATACGGCGGTACAGCAAAGTGCCGCCACCTATCACTGCGAGGATACCTGCAATGACGTAGGTTATGATGTTCGAAGCCAACGGAAAATCTGAACGAGTTGATGCGGATTCAACGGCGCCAATGATGAGCACCACAGATAGCAAGAGGTAGATGAGGGGGGATGCGGCGTCCATTGGGACAGTGGTCTGTCATATTGTGCTCTAATATTCTGACCGGTTCAGTCGCTGGTCGAGCGTCTTGCGACCGTGGCAGTTTCGACAGAGGGCTGTTAAGTTTTCAATCTCGTTTGTCCCTCCGTCTTGCAGTTCGATGATGTGATCCACCTCGTATGTGGCTTCGAGCATCTCGGCGCAAGAGGCGCAGCGCCAGTCTTGGGCCGCCGCCACCGCTCGCTTCCGGGCTTCGGAGACGCTGCGCTTAACTCGGGTGGGCTGCGATACGGGTGATCCCATGGTTGGCAGCGAGGGTGCTTGTGGCACATGTGAGTTGTGCATGTATCCCAGTCCGGTGCTGAGGAACTGGGTGGTGGCGTTGCTGGGAAGTGCCGAGATGATGCCGGTGGCGGTATGAACCATGCTCATGTTGTTGGCGCCCGGCTTGTTAACTAGCAGCAACAACCCTAGACTGACCAGAGCAATCATGGCGGCCTGTCCGTAGCGCTTCCACGATAACACCCGTCGTTGGAGGCCCCCCCCAGTTAACACGTCACCCATCAGCACTCCACAGATGAGAATCACTAGCAACGAACGTCGCAGATTGATCCGACTCACCCCCAATCCGCTTAGTTTTTGACCCAGACCACTTAAGGTACGCATGGATATGTATGCTACATTGAATCAATAAGATTACAGTTTGTCTGCGGCCACTATCATTCCTAATGCCGTTGCCAAGAACCCCAGAGTTAACAGCTGTTGGGTCTGGCGCCGCTTCTTGGCAGCCAGGGTTTGGGCCTCGAGCGCCTTGATGTCTTCGTCGTGGCGATAACATACCCGGACACAGTTCATCGCCCAATGCAGTAGCTGCCGCCGAGAACTGAGTGCGGGGTTAACCGAGTTGAGATGGATATAGGATATGAAAGCATCGCGGTCGGGACCCTCGGGCAGCAGCATGTGAAAACCATTCAGGATGACATAGGCCGCACGGCGTTCCTCGGCCGACGGTGTTGGCGGATAGCGACTAGCAAAGATTGGCAAGAGGCGGAGGTTGCTCATTGTGCTGTGCTGCCATATTCCACCAAGAGTCGCAATCCATCTAGACCACTATCATTCCCCTCTTGCAGTCTTACCCTTCATGCGCTACGAAGTGTTGGAATTGCGGGGAAACGCTCGCCTCCCCACACTGAGTGTCGGCATCATTGCTGTTTGTTTTCGCGAAGGTGTTCCCCATTTTCTGATGATCCGACGGAAGGACACGATGGCGTATTGCGATTTAATTCGGCGTCGCCATCGCATCACCAACCCAGCGCATCTTCAGTGTTTAGTTAATGGTTTGACGCTGTGCGAAAAGGAACGGATTGCTACGCTGTCGCATTCACAACTATGGATGGAGATGTGGAACGAGTCCACCATCATCAATCACAACGAACAGCAGACGTCAGAAGGTTGTTTGCGGGCAATTCGTGAGGAGAGCACCATGCTGTGGGATGCGCTGGAGAATAGCACCACTACATGGACGGAAACTGAATGGGAATTTCCAAAGGGTCGGAAGAATTGCCAAGAGCGGGACCAGACGTGTGCGCTGCGGGAGTTTGAGGAAGAGACCGGGATCCCGGCCACCGAACTGGAACTGATTACTAATTTCATTCCTATCGAAGAGACATATACGGGAACAAACGGTAAGGCGTACAGGCATCGGTATTACCTGGGAATCATAGCCGATTCGGATAAGTTGGATCTGTCGCACTTTCAGCGTTCTGAGGTGCAAGAGGTGAGGTGGGTGACGTTGGAAGAGGGATTGCGGGTTATTCGTTCGTATCACGGCGAAAAGCGACGGGTGCTGACGGTTGCAAACAAGTTGGTTGCAAACCTCAGGATAATGTCTGGCGAAGATAGCAGAGATGTCCGGCCTAGACCAGGTGCCGCCGAAACTTGGGGACGTGCCCATTGGGGCATCTGTCCCCCAGGGACTTCTCCCTGAGCCTGGTGATCCCAACTTTCCAGCCCGTCTTGCCGAGGTACCCGAGTTTGCTTCTGCCCACGTTGGCAGGTTGCGAAAGAAGGAGGATCCGTGCTCTGTCAAGAGCGGCGATCCTGTCTTTCAGATTGCGCCACATCAGCGTTTTGTGCGGAGTTTCATGTCGGCGTCAACTCCGTACAATGGGTTGCTGTTGTTTCACGGATTAGGGAGCGGCAAGACGTGTGCGGCGATGCAAGTGGCCGAGGAGACGTTTGCCGTATCGGCCCGGATGGGTTCGCCCCGGCGCACTTATGTGGTGGCGGCTCCCAACTTGCAGGTCCAGTTCCGTGAGAAACTGTACGATCCAGAGGTGTTAACTCAACGGAACGGAGTGTGGACTATGCCGGGGTGTGTGGCACCCGAGCTGCTTAGGGAGGCGTTGCCCGACCCCCGGTCGGTTGAGCCAAAAGACACCATTGTAAAGCGGTTGGAGCAGGCGGTTCGTCGCCGATACGCCTTTGCCGGTCCCGATCAGCTCGCCAATGCTGTCGCAAAAGTATTGAACAAGTATGCTGGGATCCAGTCAGGAAGTAAGCGCACCAAGCTCCAACGCCATGCGATGACCAAAGCATTTGGGAACCGACTATACATCATCGACGAGGCACACGATCTACGGGTGTCCGGCACCGGCAACGCCAGCACCAAGCGTGCCTGGGACGCCCTCAAGAAGATTGCCGAGATGGCTGAAAGCACCAAACTGCTGCTGCTCACCGCCACCCCGGTCTTCGACGCCGCCATGGACATCCTCAGTCTCCTCAACCTTCTCTTGTTGAACGACGGTCGCAAACCGCTGGCGGCGTCCGAGTACTTTGATGCCAAGGGCAACCTGAAGGACGCTGAGGCGGCGGGGCGCTTAGCAAATGCCACCACCGGCTACGTATCGTATGTTAGCAGTCAGGATACCAACGCCTTCCCCTTTTTACTCAACCCCAGTCAGTTTGGTTACCAGCAGCCCGAAATTCCGCCACCACACCTGAATTTGCGTGGTGAAGAGATTCCAGAGCGTCGGATGTTGGTCGACATCGCCAATGTATCACTGAGCGCCTACCAAGAAGGAGTGGTGGAACAACTGATGGATAAGCTTCGCAGCAAGGGAAAGGGATTGGGGCACACCGAGATTGCCCGGGCGGTCATGGCGCTGAACATTGTTTACCCAGGTTTCAACCCAGAAGAGGCCAAGTCGGATCCCGAAGCATATATCGCATCACGAGGGTTGAAGAAAACGGTGAAGAACCTGAGTGGTTCAGGAAACAAGAGTCGGCTATCGGGGCCGTATGTCTACGATCCAGCAGTAGAGAAGGCGTATGGAGACATTTTTGCACCGACCCAGATCGGAGAGTACAGTGCAAAGATTGCTCGAATGCTAGAAGAGGCAAAGGGAGAAGGTATCGTGTTGGTATATTCGCAGTATCTGGAGTCGGGTGCGGTGCCGTTGGCACTGGCGCTGGAGCGTGCGGGGTATGCTCGACGGGACGGGCCGGCACTATGGGATGCCAATGGTCCGGCACCGCCGCTGGAGCGGGGCGGGTACGTGCTGATAACGGGCGACAAGACGCTGTCTCCCAACAACAAGGCGTCGGTTTCTATGGCAACGGCCCGAGATAATGCAAGAGGGGATAAGGTGAAGGTGGTGGTGATTTCGCAGACTGGGTCGCAGGGAGTTGATCTGCGGGCGATTCGGCAAGTGCACCTGTTGGACCCGTGGTACAACCTGGGGCGGGTGGCGCAGATTGTGGGACGGGCCCGCCGGCGGTGTTCACATGTGGACTTGCCGCCCGACCAGCGCAACGTGTCGCTGTATTTATATGGTACACGGCTGCGCAACCGTGAAGAAGCCGCCGACGTCTATGTCTACAGCTTGGCATCGGACAAGGCGGAAGAGGGCGGGCGGATCAGCCGGGCGCTGAAGGAGCACTCGGTAGATTGCTGGGTGTCGGACGAAGGCAAGGTAGAAGAGGGACAAATGGTGGCGCAGGTGGCGTCCAATGGGGCACACACCGAGGTGTCGACGGCACCGGAGGCTTACACCATAGCCTGCGACTACCAACCCTCTTGCAGTTACCGGTGCGCTGGGGCCGAACCAGGTCCAATGGTCAAGCCAATGTACAGCGACCGTTTCATAGAAATTGCTGGACCGCCACTGCTGGCTGCACTGCGGGGGTTTTTCGCAAAGCGGGTGTATTACTCTCGCGATGAATTGCACCAAAAACTCGGGCGGGACGGAAGGTACACCAGCCTTCAGATCGATGCTGCCCTGACGGCGTTGGTAACTCAGCCCGAGCAGTGGGTAGTTAACTCCCGCGGAATCCCGGGGCACGTCCAGAACATTGGACAGCAATATTTGTTTGCGCCGGTGGGATTGGAAGAGGCCCGGTTGTCGTTGCAAGACAGGCTGACGGGGGGAGTTACGATGCCGCAGGCAGTTGAGGTCGAGGCTCCCGACGTCAAGTTGGGGCAGACAAAGGTCTACAACGATGCGAGCGACGGCGCAAAGCTGGCCAAGATTATCTGGCGCCGGGCCAATCGTGAGAGCAAGTACGAACCGATCCAACCGGGTTTGCATGATATCCCGTGGGCTCAGGCGGCAATCAACGTTTTTTCTGATTCCCGTGAGGTTCGGCGCGGTGTGGCCGCGATCCTGCCGCCGACAGACGTGCCGGGCACCTATCTCGAGGACGCTACCATTCATCAAAAGCTAATCCAAACAATTGTCATCCGCGAGGTGGAGATTTTGCCGGCAGAGTCCAAGCTGGCACTGCTCCGGGCGGGAGCCAACCGCAAGATTCAGCCCGCTATTGGCGATGCAGGCGAAGAGGCAATCCTGGCGGCCTTACTGAATCTCGGTGGGCCATTTCATCATCCTCCCCCTCTTGCATGGGACAACGTCTTTGTCTTTGGTGACTACGCCAATGGCACTCTGGATTATTACATGGGCACACCAGGACAAGACCCATCGGTTCGCCGAGCATCGCCTGCCGAAATCAGGGAGTACAAGGCAAATCGGGCTCCGATGCCGCCGCTGGCGGTGGTACATGGGATCATCGGTCCACACAAGAAACTATATTTAGTCTTTCGGGTAGTTGACACTCGTGCCAAGTCGTCGCAAAAGGGTTGGCGGTGTGATCAGGCAGCCAAGCGCAATGTGCTGCGATCGCTCAATGGACTGGCTCCCGGGATTTTCGACGAAGCCAATACCAATAGTATAAGAAGTTCTCGCGAATTGTGTGTCGATTTGGAAGTTATTCTGCGTTTCAAGCAAGAACAAAGGGCGGACGACAAGCAGTGGATCATTAATTATGAGCAGATGTTGCTTGCAAAGGCGTCAAATTGAGGAAAAGGCATTCTCAGAGAGTAGAATAGACATACGATGGCGGCAGCATCAGCATCGGCTTCTACGCCTGCGGCGACCACATCATCGGTGGCGGCAACCGACCCTCGGAAACGGATAAAGCACCATCTCTACAGCCGACAGATGCTTTCTCGTACCTTTGTGCTGCCGGCGTGGATGATTGGCGCCCCAGCAATGCGGGGACTGGCGGATGAAGCGCGAAAGCTCGAGGGCAAGTGTGCTGCGGAGGGACTTGTGCGGCCTGGGAGTGCCACCATCGCTTCGCACTCTGCGGGTGTGTGTGAAAATGGAAAGGTTGTCTATAATGTGAAGATTGAGTGTGATATATGTTCGCCGGTGCCGGGGCAGCGGATCAACAAGTGTACAATTGCAGGAATCACAAAGGCAGGGATCCGAGCATTCAAGGCCCCGGCCCCGGGTCCATTGGAGATTTTCATTCCCCGTGATCACTACGGCGGCAGCGAATATTATTCGAGTTTGAAAGAGGGGGATGAGATTGATGTGGTGGTTACGGCACCACGGTTTCAGCTCAACAGCCGTTCGGTCACGGTGCTAGCTGATCTCTTACCGAAGCGGCCGTACACCCGACTTGTAATTCAACCCAACTAGAGGCGTTTGCACAGTTTCAACCTAGCAGGCCATGAAGGTGGAAGAGCTGGAACGGGTACGCGATGAGATCGAGGCTTTTCCGTCGATTCATCAGGAGCAGATATATTTGCTCTTGCTCAAGGGCAAGGCGTTGATGCAAGACACATCCCAGGGAATGCTGATCAATCTGGGAACGCTTTCGGATGAGCTCTTGGCGGAGATCATCCAGTACACCAACTATGTCAAGGAACAAGAGGCATCCATCACAAAGGACGAAGATATCAAGGATGAACTGCGAGAAAACTATTTTGGGATATGCGCGGAACAAGTCTAAGCCACAATTATCAGCGATGTCTGAGGAGCTGGTCCGTAACTACACCGCATTTTCGCTCACAACGATGCTAATGCCGACCGCACCAGCCTCGCCTCTGCCCCCATCCCCAGTCACACTAGAAGCGCAGCAAGTTAACCATATCACCAACCCTTTGCCTCTTGCATCTCCATCTGACGCAAACATCAGCACATGCGATACGCAGTGGAGCAAGATGTTCAACGGAATGACAAAAGACCGGAAGGCCAAAGTTATTGGTAAAGCAATTCAGCAGGTGCAGGAGTTAAATTACAGGGGGTTGCGTAAGGGTCCGCTGGTAGCTGAGCTACGGCGGGGGCTCAAGGGTGTGTTGCCGACATCGGATTCGGCCAAGTTCTTCCTGATGAAGGCAGCGTTTGGTTGTGGAAGCCTTTTTGTGTTTAAGACTGATTATTGGCACTGGCCTTGTATCAAACCCGATATTGATTGGCCGTCGCATCAAAAGTGGACAGTGCTCAAGGCAGACGGCTCAATTGCATTGGAGACGCCAAAGATGGAGGAGAGTGTGGGAGTGGAAAGCCCGTGGCATCCGCTCAAGGCGCGGGGAGCGTACAAAAAGCCTGAGTTGATGCAGATGGTCCGGGTCCTGATCGGCGATGTGCCGCCAAAGGCCAAGGTGGACGAATTGTATGCAATGTTGGTAGGGAAGCTTCAGCCCTTGGGCCAACCCTGAGAAACGAGATCAAGCCTCAAAATTGACCTGGATACCCTTTTCTAGTGTAATAATAGTGAGGATGTCTGAATTCCAAGCAGATATTCGGACTTTGTTCGAACGCTACCTTGCGCAGCCGGACGAGACCGAGTTTGAGGTTCGGTTCGGCACCAAGGGGCACGAACTCATTCGGGAGAACATTGTTGACGTTTCGCAACGTCTCCAGGGTTCTGGATGGACCAGCGGGGGTTCGGTGTATCTGTTGCGGGTGACGCCGCAGTTTGTGCAGGGGCAGACTGGGCGCACTACCCTGTCGCAGGTGCGGGCCGAGATCAGCGGCATGCCCGATATCGAGTCGTTCTGTGAGAACGATCTGATCACGGATGACGTCCAGGGAAACCGACTGAAGGATTCGGTGAAACTGGTTCGCAAGACGCGGGTGCGAGGGGCTGAAGGGAGCACATTGGCGCCGCTGGACAACAAAGACTTGGGTGTTCGCTTCTCGCTCAAGACGGAGAAAACGCTGACGGCACGGGATCCCTTGGCTCGGTCGACGATGCTCAACTGGACTGCTTCTAAAAAGTTGTACCGATTGCTGAAACGGACTACGTATACCAAGCCGGGGGTGCCGTGGCAGGTGGACGTCAGTATTGTGCGGCAGTCGCCGAGTCCGGAGTTTACAATGAAGGAATCGGACGTCACCAATGTGCCTCATAGTTATGAAATTGAGATTGAGGCATTGTCGGGGCACGGCGGATCGGTGGAGGACCGACTGGGGCAGCTGAGCGCTCTGTCCAAGTCGGTGTTGGCAGGGATCCAAGGGACCAACTATCCGATTGGTGTGGGGGAGGCGCTGAAGGTGGCGGCGGCATATCGGGAGCTGATGGGGATGAAGGGAGCTGGTGGCAAGAAGGCGGCGACCTCACAACCGATCCAGCCAAGGGAGTTTGTCGGACTTTCGTTGATGTCGCTCGAATTGGCTTCGGTTCAGCCAGCGAAGGAAGGGTTTGACCACACCATTCGCGATGGTTACTGCGTGACTGACAAGGCTGACGGTGCACGCCGGCTGCTCTTCATTGACCCCGGCGCTCGGGTGTACACCATCGATACCAACGGACGGATTCGCTACGAAGGCTGTCGTGCCGATCCCAAGTTCGCCTACACCCTCATCGACGGCGAGCACATCCACCGGGATAAGTTTGGCAACTTCATCAACACCTTTGCCGCCTTTGACATTCTCATGCTATCGGGCAAAGACGTGCGGCGGTTGCCATTCACCGTGGCTGGACGGGACAACCGACTGCGAGAGCTGACCCGCGCGGTAAAGGCACTGGAGCTGCGCCATCTGGCGGATGCTGGCAAGCTGCGGATCATTACCAAGCAGTTCTACGCCAGCGACAACATCTTCACCGACTCGGCTAGTGTGCTCGACAAGATCCAAAAGGGCGAGTACCCTTACGAGACTGACGGATTGATTTACACGCCAAAGGAACTGGGGATGGGCGAGGGTATTCCGAATTGGCCGGTAAACCACAAGGCGACCTGGGCGGCGGCCTTCAAGTGGAAGCCACCATCGCACAACACTATCGACTTCTTGGTGGATGCCGTGCGAGACGGACAAGGCAAGATTATGACGGGCAGTGTATCGGAACCAGGTCAAGACCTCACGGGCATGTCGTCTATCCGCACCTATCACCTCTTGCAGCTCCGGGTCGGCTACGACAAAAACCGTCATGGCGTGATGAACGCCTGTCAGATGGTGCTTGACGGTGAGAAGCTGACCCGTAGTCGTCGGGGCGAGGATTCCTATTTGCCCGCACGCTTCGTACCTCGTGATCCCTATGACCCTCTAGCCTGGCAGTGCAAGCTGTTTGCTACGCACAATGGTGAGTTGCTGACCGAAAATGGCAAGGAGGTGATTGAAGACCACAGTATTGTGGAGTTTCGTCGGGATCTCTCGGCAGAGCCAGGATTTCAGTGGAAACCGATCCGGGTGCGGCACGACAAGACAGGTGAGTTAAGGTTGGGGATCAAGAACTACGGGAATGCCTACCACGTGGCCGATAGTGTGTGGAACTCAATCTATCATCCGGTCACTGCAGAGATGCTGCGAACCGGGGAAAACATCCCGCAGCCGGGCGGCGATGCGTACTATGTGGGCGGCAAGGGGCGGCGGATGTTCCTGGCGATGCGGGACTTCCACAACCAGGTGGTCAAGCGGCGATTGATTCTGTCGGTCAGCCGATCCAACGGCACACTGGTGGATTTGGCGGTGGGTAAGGCGGGCGATCTTCCCAAATGGATTGAGGCCAAGTTGGGATTTGTGTACGGCATCGACATCTCAACCGACAACGTTCAGAATCCAATGAACGGTGCGTGTATGCGGTATCTGGAAGCATCGTCGGGACGTCGGCGGGTGCCACAGTGTATCTTCTTGCAGGGCACATCGGCGCTTGACATTCCGTCGGGTAAGGCATTTAGTTCCACGGGAAGCAAGCGGGTGAATGCGGCGATCCTGGGAACGATCGGCAAGGGAGTCGATATTGCGCAAGAGCTGGGTGCTGGGGTGGCGGCGGCTCGAAACAAGGGCAAGGGAGGTTTCGATGTGGTGTCGTGTCAGTTTGCCACACACTACTTCTTTGAGAATCGGGACACATTAACGACGTTCTTGGACAATGTGGCGGCTCTGTGCAAGCCGGGTGGCTACTTCATTGGCACGTGCTACGATGGACAGCGGGTGTTTGATGCGCTTCGGGACAAGGAAGTCGGCGACGGCATCAGTCTGCAAGAGGGGGGTGAGGTGTTGGTGTCGATTACCAAGAACTACGAATCGGATCTCTTTCGGCCTGACGATACTAGTCTGGGGTATCCGATTACAGTAACGCAGGAGAGCATTGGGAAGCCAGTGCAAGAGTATCTGGTGAACCTGGAGTATCTGACAAAGGAGTTGCGGATCCGGGGGTTGGAGCCAGCGCCGGCGGCGGTGACGCGGAATGCGGGGTTGGGCAACAGCATCGACGGCTTTGCATCGGTGTTCAATGCACTAAAGCGGCAGGGCGGACAACTGCGACCGGCTGAGATGGAGGCGTTAAAGATGGGCGAGACAGAGAAGCAGTTGTCGTTCCTGAATGCGTACTTTGTGTTTCAGCGGATGGATGTGGGCGACCCCGTCAATTAACTCAACCAAGCAATCTTGATAAGGGGGCTGCCGCCCCATTCAAAATCCCCTTTAATTGATTCTGCTAGTTAGCCAGCGAAGATATCTAGACATTGAGGTTAACTGATGACAGTAGGACCTATTATGCATTCAGCAGGTGCTTTTCTGTTGCGACTACCCGGAGCGGCTGTGGGCGAGGCGCAGCCGGACATGAGTGAGTGGACAAATGTGGAACCTGGCAAGATGCATGGCGTCTTTCCAGAGTCAACCTGGCGGATGTTGAAGATTAGTAAGGTCTATGGACCGGGCATGTCGCACAATATGTGTCCTCCACCGCAGTCCAAGTATCATGATGGTTCAGAAGAGGCGACTTATCGACGGAGTGGAGAAGCACTCACGCTAATGCGTACTCTACAAAAGGTGCGGCCAAAGCAATGGTGTGTGGTGATTCACTCGCCAGAGAAGGAAGGAACAATGATGACAATAGACTGGATGCACAAGTGTGCCACCGAATTGTCGTATGGTGGAGTGGTGGAATCAAACGGATGTTGGTGTTTGTACGTTGTGGGCAAGTGCGACGAACCATCCAAGGCGGATTGGACGTTGCCAGCGAGACTGGACGATAGCAAAGTGTCGGAGTATTTGCGGATAGCGGTGGCAGAGGGGTCGACGATGTTGGCGCAGTTGCTGATTGAGCAATGCTGGTGAGGAAGGGGGCGTTCAACCCCCTGGCTAAGTTGTCACTCTCTTAGCCCCACTGGCCTTCTAATTATGATAGTCTCATATTAGAAGAGCCTATGGCATTTCGCAGCGAACTCATTCTGCTTGCGGCGGTGGTTGCTGTTCTATCCATTCTTGTTCTGACCCGCATGTTAGCATTTGGAAAGTATGCCGAGGCAATGTCGGGCGGCAAAATACCGCCGGGTGAGGTGCGTGATGTGCTCCAGAGTCGGGCGTTGCGGCAGGTGGATATGGACACCTCCAAGCCCAAGTTGTGGGTTCATCTCTCGACCGACCCTTCCATTCCATTCTCCAACGGGACCGAGTTAACGTCGCCTGATTTCGGCGCCACTGCCTTTGACAAAGTCCCCAGCATCGAAAAGCTATGCGCCTACTCAATCATTGCGCACAATTCCAAGAACTTTAACATTGTTCTGATCACCGACGACGACATTCCGCTTCTCTTGCCGGGTTGGAGCACCAATTTGAAGGCTCTGCCAGAGGCGGCTCAGCGGCACACCCGGGATGTGGCGATGCTGCGGGTGCTCTACTACTATGGCGGGTTCTTGGTGCCGTCTACCTATGGCGCCACGGGTCCGCTGACAAACGTACTAACATCATCCACCCTCTTGCCAAATGATACATTGGCGGCTTTCGAGGCACCGGTCATCAGTGCCGCAATGAAGCGTGCCTTTGCACCATCGGTTCGTTTCGTGTATTCGGCACCGCTCAACAAGACGCTCCGAAGGCTAATTGATGAGTTGACGGTGCACACGGGAACCGAAGCACAGGTAGCGGCCTTTCACGATGCGGGTGCCAAGGCGATGGTAGGGTTGGTGCAAGAGGGAAGGGTGAGGGTGTGGTCGGGAAAGTTGGTAGGGACGCAGGATGCCGAGGGGGGTTCGGTTTCGTTGTCTGATGCGATCAACGGGTTCAATCGTGCACCAGAGTCGGTTGGTGTCTGGATTCCGGCACGGCTCTTTGAGATTCGCAAGTATGGTTGGATGGTGCGGGATTCTCCCGGTCAGATTCTGGCGGGAAGCACGTGGTTTGCAGCGCAGCTTCGGGGTTAACTCGGCTCGTCGGGGTTGCTCTCCAAGCAATGATACTCGCCTCACTCTTAAGGGGACTCTGTCCCCCAGAGCCCATCCTACCCTCCCCGAACCCCAAGGAAACAGGTGGGGTTAACTCGGGTCGTGGGGTTGTTAACTTGCTCCGAGTGCGATCAACTCAAGGACCAACAGGTAGGTGAGAGAGATGTACATTTCGGGTCGGTCGGCGTGTTTGGCGAAGCGTAGCAACACCTTGGCAACGTTGGTGTCGAGTGGGGGATCCCATTCGCCATCAACAAGGTGATTGTGAAGGGTTTCGATAACGTCGCCGCAAGACCAGCCGTCGTGGAGGAGCCGGCGGACCTCAGCCATCGCCGCCGCGATTTGTTTGTTCGCTCCGGCATCCCCGTTGCCATGGCAACCAACCGCTGCCAATATAGCCGGCGCCTCGCACCTGCTCCGCCACCTCACCATCTTACCGACGAGTTGACACGCCTTGGTCTGGTTAAGCGCCGCACCTATTGACATTCCTCGTTTCGGGACACACCCATCCCCTCCCAGCGCACTCAGGTCCTCAACTCGTGGCATGACCAATTCTACCACATTGCACTGTGCCACTAACGACTCTTGCAATCCCGCCACCGTGGACGTCGTGAGCAAGAACGATACCGGTGGGTGGTTTCGAAGCAATCCTCGGAGTGTGGTGACGTCATGCCCAGTTAAGCACTCTACATCATCGATCATGGCCAGGCGATGGCGACCCGGATGGAGTGGGGCAGCGCACGCCACCACCAGCCGGGCCATCTGCTCCGATACATTGGCGGCAAAGGCCTCAACTATGTGGGTCTCAGCCCCTCCCACCAACTCGCCCATCTTCCTCAGCACGGTAGTCTTGCCGCTCCGCCGTGATCCCAACACCATAACCCTGGACCCCGGGACCACCTTGTTAACTACCCCGCTCAGCCAAGAAGCACGACTGGGACCAACCACCCCCTCGCACGCCCTCAACAGCTCGCCATTCTTCATCCCTCTCCTCTTGCTATCCTGGTGCGTCTAAGCATAAATTCATCCCGATGCGAGTTGTTAACTCGAATGGATTAGAATCCGATACGATGCCGTTCGCCAAGATCGTCATCATTGTGACGAGCGAGAGTGTTGACGGCGAACTCGTACCGACAGAGCCATATACGACATTGCACAACCCGAGCATGACGTGTTCTCAGTCGTTGGGAAGGGAGTTAAGACGTTCAGCTAAAAGGGTGTGCCATACTACTTGGCCAAGAATACAGAGAAGAACGACGGATACTACAATGCACTTCAGGTGGGTTGGAAGCAACACTATCCCAAGCCAGTACCTTCGTGTGGATGGCCAATCTCGTGGAACCTGATCCCACCTGGATGCAAGAAATGTCAAGCACAGACTTGGCTAAAGAACCAAGGAATATTGATCCCGATTTGAGTTAACTCGCCTTAGTAACGGACACGGGACGAACACGACGGCACTCAAGCTCGACTATCTGCGAGCGCAAGACAAGTGGGACGAAGAAACAACATGGCAAGAGGTGGTAGCGGTGATGACGCTGCCGATGCCGCAGGCGTGGATCTGGGGACTTGAGAGCACCCATCTCAACAACGCCTCAAACACTTGCCTGACCCCGGCCCACTTCTGGCGCAAGTACTGGGAGCCACAAGGCATGAACGACTGGAAAGTAATGCAAAGTTGCCTCTGGACCACAATTAACTACGTAACATTCGGCGATCCAGACTGTGATTACGGTAAGGAAGGCAACATTGGGTTGCCCGAGACCGATCCACGCATCGACCAGATCCTTGCGCTGATGGCTGGACTGGATCCCGATACCAATCTAAACTCCACAACGATGTACACCGTCATCTCTCCGTTGGACCGGACTCGCACTGAGCAGCGGTTGGAGACGCTCGACTATGACACCACTCAAGCCGACTGGGACATCCAGGTACTCCAAAAGCGGTTCAGCTTGATCAGGCAGCGAACGACGATACTGGAGAAAAGGGCCGAATGGAAACGGCATCGGCAAGAGAGTGCGCATAAAAGGGTAAGTCTGAAGGAACTGGGCGAGCGACTCGACACCGATCGGATTTATTTTCGCAAGGCCATGGCCGAGTTAAGCAGCGAGCAGCGGAAGAGCGAGGGAGAGGCGAAGTGGAATGAGGAGGCGCTAAGGCGAGTTGAGCCGGTCCTCAGCGTGTTGATGATGGTGCCTGCGCTGATGGATAATGGGATGCACGGTGTCGTCAAGGTACCGTGGAGCTGCGTGCGGGCCAAGGAAGACAAGGCAATCTTTGAGTTTGAAGGTGTCAACTACGAGTTGCGGCGGAACAAGCAGAATTCGAGGGAGGGCTACACGGGACACACGCTAGAGTGAAGGGAGGGGTGCAAGAGGATGGATAGGAATGGGTGTTGATGAGGGAGTTGACCGAGTTTGATTTTTCAATGACTTTAGGGCACTGATGATAGCACTAGCATGACCGATTCCGCCGCTGTCCGCTCGGAGCACTGCCGGGCCCTCGGGCTCCCCGCCGATCTAATGCTAAAGCCAGATGACGTCATCGCCGCCTGGCGCCAGGCAAACCTCCGCTGGCACCCCAACCGACCCGGCGCCGATCCCGTCCGGCACCAGGCAGCCCAAGCAGCCCACGCCTGCCTCCTCGAGCATCTAGCCCCCTTGGTTTCCTCAACTCCCCCCATGGCTCTCAACTCACTCCCCCGAACCTCCACACCCCTTAACTCACCCCTTTTGCATCAACCAGAACCGTTTCCAGAGCCCTCGCCGTCAATGATTGAGCCTCCTTACAGCATCCGCAACCACAATGGCGCCAACATATTATGCCTCGAACTCCGCATTCCACTTCGAAGGTTGGTCGAAGGGGATCGCGTCCGGTTCAGGCATCTCAATGGGAAGGAATACGGACTCACGGTTCCCCCAGGCACCTGGGGGGGGAACGCTGAACTCCCAGGCCTAGGGTTAACTCCCAAGGACCCCCTCCTCGTTCTCCTGTGCCCCCTCTATCCATCGGGGGTTCCACTCAAGGCCCGTCAGCTCATTGCCGAAGGTCTTGCACTCTGCGATGAAACAGAAGCTCATTCGCTGATGTTGCATGAGCTGATCCCCGCACTCACCAAGTAGATTGAGTTCTCAGTCAGGACCAGGTAGGCGTTCTCCGCCTTGAACATCTTCTCGATGGTGCTGGTGTACTCCGAGGCGCTCTTCACCAGAAGCTTCGAGTTGTCGCCCCGAATCCCGATCATGGCGCTGCCATCGAGGCTGTCCCGCCAGTAGTCCATGAATATCCCGCAATCCCGCTCCTGAGCCTTCAGAACGGCGTGCTGACAAGCAATCGCCGACGGCGCCTCATACTGAACAGCAGCCTCGGTAGTTCCCTCTGCGTGTGACATTCCTTAATCTGCGCCTCTACAAATGTAAGCCCCATATGTCCGCATCTATCTCTTCATCTTTTGACTCCCCTCTTGCATCTATTTACACACCATTCATACAGACGATGTCCGCCACTCCTAGGCTTCCCAAAGATTGCCTCGGTTATCTGCTTCAGCGAGGCATCACCGCTATCCATCACGCATTCTCTATCGCCCTCATCTGCACCGCCAACACCCAATCCGCTCTTGCATCCGCACAGACCACCTCTGAACGGTTCCATCAGTTTGTCTCGCAAACTGTCGCTGAAAAAGTGAATGTTCCGCTGTTGCGTGAAGCTTTTAGTTTTGCATTGCGAGGTACCACGTTCAGCCGGGTTCTCGACGACAACCCGCCATTGTCGGACATCCAGAATACTATGCTCGCCACGGCTCAAAAAGAGTGCATTCAGTTCACCGACCACATTACTCAGCTCTTCGAATGTGGGAAACACGATATTCACCCCCTCATTACTTATTTCGATGCCAGACCAGCTGTCTGATCCGCTTCGGGTGTCTTTGGGTACAGATAAGCCAAGCGCTTCCGGCTCTTCTTACGAACGTTCTTCTTCGATGGGCAATTTCCGGGTCCGTTTTGGATGTAGGTTTTGTTCGAAAGCAACATCTTAGCCACGATCTTGTGGACCTTGAACAAGAGGTCGTCAGCGCAACGTCCCACTATCAGAACACTGCCGGTCCGGAACATCATGAAAGTCATCGGCAGACAAGGCGTGTGATTGTCAACCTTGGTGGCCCGCTTTCGTCCCTTGCCATTGCCGATTTCAAGAGTGGAACAGGGTGGGTTGCACGGACACACGCCACACGTGTCACAATCGTCACGTGTGTAATACCGACAGGCCACCCCCGGGTAGTTGCTTGGGTCGTAGGTGGTTTCCAAGTGATACTTGTTGACCATCAGTTCCACTAACTTGTCTCGATCCAAACCAAATCCGCACCAGAAGTTCGAGTTAACCATCACGTCGGTGATTGTTCCGGGCTTGTACTGGAGCGGCGGCTTCTCGGGGCTAATCCGCAACGATGCCTCGCCAAGCACTTGGTTCACCATCATCAGCGTTCGGTTCAGCAGTTCTTGGTCCAACATTCCAGGCAAGGAAAGGATTCCCTTGTTGAACACCTTGGTGACAATCTCCTTGAAACTGTTCTTATAACGAAGACGAAGGACCATTGTGAAGGAGTTGAAGAATGCATCAGTCTCTTTAGCTCGGTGGGCCTTGATCTCCTTGCTTGCCACCCCAATCGACAGTTTGGCGACGTACTTGAAGGTTGTGGTTGCCCCTGGCTTGTCGATATGTTCCACCTTGGACAACTTGTACGACGTGATGGGTTTTAACTGCTCTTGGAGCGACGCTAGTTGCTCACGGGTGGCACACCGAATCTTCATTTGCTTTTTGATGATGCCTTCGCTACGTCGGATGTAGGGCATTACTCGCAGAGCCCAGAACAACCGCTTCACGTCGATCTCCTCTCCGTTGTTGAGCCGAGCATTGTTGCTCTGCGTTGAGATGGTCAGCTTTGGAAGATCCTCTTCGGATATATCGCTTTCGTCGATGACGGTTTTGGTCGATCCAGACAGCTGGGCACGGTCTGCAAGAGAGGTGGAGTGGAACGACGTGCCGGTGGCTGGCTCCAGTTCTTGGCTGGAGGCAACGCTATCGGTATCGAACGTTGGCTGAAACTTTTGTGGCAGATAGCCATGGGCGAGGAACATAGCCCATTCCTCGTCCAAATCGGGGTTCATGCAAGACTATCCAATCCTTGTGATTTGTCTCTCCATCAATTTTGCGAATACGACTCGTCTACTGTCAACTCAGTGCGGACTTCGCATAGCGCTCGCCACCGACATTGCACTGAGACCTGTGTGGTTAGCAAATAGTCTGCGCATTCACTCAACAATACTGGAGATGCAGCCAACTTATCGGCCTCACTCTCGCACATGTCGACCAGATAGCGGTCGAGTCTGAGTTCGGGGGTGAGAAAATCGATATTTGAACGCACCTCGGGGTCTAGCCCTGCCGCTAATGCACAGTAATTTCCCGCCGTTCGCAAATCGCCGTTGGTGTCATTGTAGATCTTTGTCGCTGTTTCACGCTCAAGTCCCGTCTGTGCCACTAGCCGTTCGATTGCCTCTTCCTCGTTCGGCGACGGCATATCAATCAGAATACACAGATCACGCAACGACTGATCCACCCGGCATAGATAGTTGCAGGTAGCAAACAGGATCGTTGGACTCTTGCTCAGCAATGTAGCCAGCGTACGCTGGGCCGGTAACATCATTGCGTCGATCTCGTCCAACACCAATAATTTTATCGTGCCATTTTCGTGGGCGTGCTGGACAAAGGACGCCATAGTGGTGCGCACTGTGTCCAGTCCGCGATCGTCCGAGGCATTCAGCGAGAGCACATCGCGGTTCTTTCTAAACCCTTTATCCCGCTCTTGCAACGTCGAACAGATACATTCGATGGCGGACGTCTTCCCTACCCCAGGTCCGCCGTGAAACAACATATTGGTGAGCCGCCGTGGGTCACAAGCGGGTTCTAACAGTGACCGCACCGTTGGTGTTAGCACCATTTGATCCAGCCGTTCAGGTCGCACATTCATGCGGGACAGCTTCTATCCGTCTGTCATCCCGACCTCTATTTGCCTTGAAGCAGTTCTTGACCCGGGATTGTGTGACACTTTTCGCACCGAGCTTCATACTGATCCGAACCCACCATAATGCGGTCTGGGTTATCGCTAAGACGGGCGGTGCATGTGGCATCGGTACCACACCGGGTACACACGGCCGTCAGCCGATCCATGGGCTGCTCCGCAATCAGATACAGTTGCGTCACCGACCTAAAGTCCCGCAACAAATAGTCACGGTCGAGCCCAAAGACGTGCACGATCTTGCCCATTTCCACCGCCTGGTTGCAGAATCCCATCAGTTCGCTCCTGAACTGCGCTTCGTCGATAAAGATGATGTGATACCCCGACAAATTCAGCGTCGACAAATCGGCAGGAGTCTCGCAGGGAGCCTTGCGCCCGTCGTGGCTGACCACGTGATTCTTCCCGTAGCGGGTGTCAATGGCATGTGAAATCACCAGCGGATTAAGGCCCAAATCCAACGCCTTTTGGTAAAGGTCCAACAACTTAGAAGTCTTACCAGCGAACATCGGACCTATGTGGAGGTAGATCTTGCCTTTGAGCCCCATCGTTTATGACCTCCTTCTCAAAATACCTTTGGGTCAATTAAGAAGCTACTTAGGCAACACGAAACGAATTGGAACACAGATGTCTGCGGCTTCAGAAAAAGGGCGACGTCCGCGGGGCGGCAAGATCACCGCCGCTAAAAACAGTTTCATTCAAAACGCTGAGACAGCATCTAAGCCCCGCCCAGTGCCGACTGCTTCGCTTCGGCCCAACGTGATCCTGCGGCTCCGGCACATCACACCAGCAAACCGAACCAACCCCACCACTTCCATCCTCACCTACGCCCAGCAAGCTTCCAATAGCGACTGCACAGATAGTTTTGCATCGGTTCACCCAACCACCACCCCCATCCCCCCCTCTTGCATACCCTCTAATGATACTGACTCGATCGAAAACAAGCTGCGTGACTACAACGCCCGAGTTCGGATCGGCGACTCTTCCAAGGCAGAAGCATGCTACTGGGACACCTGCTCATTTTATACTCCACCCGTCTATGTGCCGCTTCACATCACCAACAACATCATTCACACTGCGGGCTATTACTGTTCGCCAGAATGCGCTGCAGCTGCTATCCTGCGACGCGAAGTCGAAGGTGATGCACACGAACAACTATCGCTGCTCAATACGTTGTATTCGTCGGTCTACATGCTTGATGGTCCGATCATTCCGGCGCCCGATCCCCGAAAAGTGCTCACAAAGTTTGGCGGCCCTCTCACCATTGAAGACTATCGACAAGTGCTACGCTCTGGAAAACAACTTCAAGCGTTGCCACATCCGGTCATCAAGAACGTGTCGGAAATCCATTTGGCGGTTCCAAAAGCGGATGTGGGCAAAATTCTCAAGGGACATCGTAGGCTCGTTTCCAAACCGTTAAACACTTAAGGCCAATGGGTAGATAGATCCTGATGTGGCTCACCAACATCATCGGGAACGCCGCCATTGGCCTAGCGGCCTGGATACAAGACCGGTATTTTGAACCTGAACAACTCGATTCGACCTGGATTGTCTACAATCACAACGGCACCATCGAACGACACAACGACCTTCCCATTACCACGCCGGGTTCGGGCCTTTGGCACCGCATTCCAAATACAGTATATTATGAACGAATGGATATTGCCATCCCGAGTCACGAATCACCTACCCCTCTTGCATTTCCGATTATTCAGGCTGTGGTGCGGTTGCCGGCTCACAGTCGTCGGCATCGGCGCAGCCGAAACAATCCACTCGATTTGGACATTACCAACCAAATCACTCGGTTCGGTGGTGAACCTATTTTGGATTGGCTTCACGTAGGATTATGTGTGAAACACGCTCATGGAATCAATGTGGCTCCGGGACAATACGTGTTGTCGCTAATTGATGCCGAATTCAACATGCACGACCTAGCCGAAGAACAGGCAGCAGTGTTTTCGGCGGTCAATCAGGATAACTTACCAGCCCCTGCGTCATCGCCCCTCTATCCAGCAGAGACAACAGCGTCCACAGTGGAACCTGGGGAGCCTGATCCTGATATGGAGCTGACGCCTGATATGCAAGAGGTGGAGGTGGATGATGAAGAGCCGGAACCTGTGCCGTGGGGCTATGATCCTTGGGAAACGGACGATGAGCGCAGCGATTCCGATGATGAGGATCCGGATCCGGGGATGGAATCGGATTGGGATGAGGACGCATAATTGATTTGAGGGTGGGAGGATGTTGGTCGGTATGCATCTCCGACTGATCCGATGGCGGAGACAAACCAATCTAGGCCCGTTTCGCCGAGCGAAACCACGATGAGCGCTGCGGCCCAACACTCGAAGGAACCGGCGATAGCGGCGGTAGATGCTGAGACATCGACCGAGACAAACGAGCACAGTGACCGCACCCCTCTACTCGACAAGTGGGTTCTGTACACACACTTGCCGAACGACGATTCGTGGACTCTGGAGAGCTACCGGCGGGTAATGGGTTTCAACACCCTGGAGGACGGCGTGGCGCTCGCAAAAAAACTTCCGGAAATTGCGGTCAAGCGTTGCATGATGTTCCTAATGCGGTCTCAAGTTGAACCCCGATGGGAGGATACGCAGAATAAGAATGGTGGATGCTTCTCGTACAAAGTGGCGAATAAACAGATTGTGCAGGGATGGACCAACCTGATGTACTCTGCAATCGGCGAAACGATCTTCGATGATGGGGACATGAACAAGCGAGTGACCGGCATCAGCATCTCGCCAAAAAGGTCGTTCTCCATCATCAAGGTGTGGCTCAGAGACTGCAAGCTGCAAGATCCCAACAAGATGAATGTGATTCCAGGACTCTCACTTGAGGGCTGTCTATTCAAGCGGCACATGACGAAGTAGGTGAGTGGTAGTCGACCCAATCGTCCGTCTCCATCCTCTTGTTAAGCTTCTCAGCTATCCGCATGTGCGGCAGACGGTTGTGCCATGGGCGGTAGTACCAGGTGTAGTAAGTGTTGTTGTAGGGTGGCTTATCCCAGTTGCCGACCCTGTCTTGGTCAAATGCTATCCAGCCTTCAGATAGCATTTGAGTGGTAAACTCGGGCGACGGTTCACGGATAATAGGAAGGGGATTTTTCTCACCGATCTTACGGGCAAACTCTGCTTCGCTGCGTGTAAACTCGTCGGCGTACCCAGTGATGTATAGCACGCTACATCAGGTTCGAGCCCCTTGCCGTGGCTGACAGTGCCTTCCACCGGCACGTACGGCGTCTGCAGCCACGGCTCCAGCCCATCCTAGCCCAAACTTGGTTGGCTTAGCTCCCATTGCGGTCTCTTTGGATGTGTTGCTTCTTTTGCATCCACTGAAGTTGTTTCAATTTTTTGCTCAATCATGGACCTACACAGACAATGGCTCAGTCGGTCTTGGGCTGCAACGGCGTCAGACAGAGTCGGATCATCCCGAGCGAGGCTACGTTGTACATGACTACAAGCGGCAAATCATTCTCTAGCATCATCTCTATCGTCGGACAAAGATTGGTGCACTTGATGAAATATGACAGATTCTTCAACGAAAATTCACCCCGCACAACCTGTCCGTCATTCTCCTTGAAGGTCGTCGAACCATATTCAATCTCCGACCGACGAATAACTGATTCAGCGTACGACCCCTTGCATCGGAATATCAGTTCCTTGCCAACCGACTGGACCTCGATCCGATCCGAAATGGTGGCCATGTCCCGCACGATTTTCTGGAAGTCCGCCGACGGCAAGCTGATAACAGAAGAGAACTCAACATCGGGCATGGTGTTTTCTTCCTTGTCGGGCTCGATCAGCTTGAGTTTGTGCTTCTTGCATTGACCGATGCCACCGTTTTCGAACATCAGTCCTAGGTGATCCACCACACCGTCGTTGTAGTCTTCGGCATTGATGAACATAGTCAGTGTGTCGTCGTTGTCCATCGTGTTAATCAGCCGAAAGAGGTGGAGAGTGTTGACTCCGATAGTTATCTTGGGGTAGGCGCAGTGAAACGTCTCGAAGTTGTCTGCGTCGAGCAAGAGGTGGACGAGGATGGTTTGGGTCTTGTCCATATTAACGATCTTGATTCCCTCGGGGGTGAAGACGATGTTGGTCTCTAGCAGGATATCTTTTAGTGCAGTCGCCAGAGTCCGGAACGGAGCTGTCTGCACCGTCGTGATTTCAAGAACACGATCGCCCATTGTTCGGGGCACAGTCTCAAGGTCTAACCCTATTTCCCCTCCTCCCCCTCTTGCACAGCATTTGCTTCGGATGCTGGAGGTGGCTGAGGTGGTCCAGGTTGCGGATCGTTATTGTTATCAGAATAACAGAGACGTGTCCACGTCATTAGTTCGCGAGCGGTTATGCGATCTTGAGGCATCCAGCGCAACAAGGATTGCAAGAGGTGGGAGGTGCGATAACCGCGAATTGTGTTGATCTGAGGCCGGGGCGGTCGGGGTATCTTTGCCCACCGTCGTACCAAATGGTTCACTTGTTGAGTTGACGGATTAATTTCCAGATATTGTGGAGGTGTTTCTGTGGATGCCAGGTTCATGAAGCTGTGGGGAGGCGGTCCGACGTCTCGATAGTGTAGAAAGGTCAATTGAGCGCTGTTTTTTCCTTTGAAGAGCACTTGTCCGCATTCCATTTCGTAGGCGATGCAGCCCAGACTCCAAAGGTCTACCTCGAAGCCATAGTTAGCTGGAAGACATACCTCAGGGGCGCGATACCACGGAGTCTGGGCCTTAAATTTAACTTCGTGTTCGATGTTAGCGGAGGCGCTCCCAAAATCGGCCAACACTAGCCGTCCAGCAGGACCCCGAGTTCGCAGGATGTTTTCTGGCTTTAGGTCCAAATGAACCACGTGCTGTTCCTCCAAAAATGCCATCCCTGAGACAATGTCTCGGAGCGATGGCTCGAGCCTATCGGGCTCCAACCCACCTATTCCTCCTCTAGCCTTCTTGGATGCCAGTATTTCATCCAACAACGATTTCTTCATGAGTGGATAACAAAGGATTAGGACGACGTCGCCGCGTGGATCGAGTGTACTCGTATCTTGCAAGAGGCGGATTATGTGTGGGTGCTCATGGCGCTGAAGAATTTTGAGAACACGACGCTCGCGTATCACGATACGTTTGAGATTGTTGTGGATCACTTTAAGTGCGACTGGTTCCATCGTCAGGCTATCGACAGCGTGGTAGACGTCTGAAAATCCACCCTTGCCGATTAAATTTTTCAAATAAAAACGATTGTTGATGCATTCATTGGGCCTAAACGGATGTGGTCTCGTCCGCACACCGCACTCTTCATCATCTAGCATTCCATCCCCGGGCTCGGTCATTGTATGCTGGTTCGTCTATTATGTTGTCCGAATTGTTTGATCCAGTGTGAAGTGTGAAATTGTTGGTGTAGTTTTTAATGAATTTTCACGGATTCAGTGATGGTGATGACGGTGCGGTTGGAGTTGATACCCCACCTGAGTATGCATTCCTATTAACTTCTTTCCGTTACGGCTTACATCTAGATTCGCTTCATAGCCACAAGCACCCGCCGCCACACAAATCCCAAAGATAATCGCAAACAGAACACTAAGTCCGATGAAAATACGACGATATGTTCCTATTCTTTGACTTGGCTGCGAAATTGAATTAAGCCAACCCCGACAATTGGGGGCACTAGGATGCCGAAGGCAGGTCCCGCCCCGACTCCGAGCACCGCCAACGATGATTTGCGCAAGTACAAGAAGGCGACAGACAAGGAACATGTGCTGATGCGACCCGACACCTATGTCGGTGCGACACAGCCCACCGAAATCGATATGTACGTAGCTGACGATCTGGTCGTCTTTGGAGAGGCTGTCGGCGATGAGATACCGGTGCGAATCGTCAAACGTCCCGTCACCGTGTCGCAGGCGCTGCTCAAGCTCTTCGATGAGATCCTGGTCAACGCTCGTGATCACGTCACTCGGTGTCAGACCGATCAGAGTGCCAACCAGGTCACCAAGATCGATGTGATGATCGATCCGGTCAAGGGGGTCTTTAGTATTCGCAACAACGGCGAGGGCATCGACGTAGCCCTCCACCCTGACTACCAAATCTGGATCCCCGAACTGATCTTCGCCAACCTCCGCACGTCCACTACGTATGAAGACAAAGACGGCAACAAGAAAGGCCAACCCAACACTATCGGTGGTAAGAATGGCTTTGGCGCAAAGTTGGCGTTCCTCTTCTCCGATGACTCGACAATCGAGACTGTGGATGCCAAACGTCAGAAACTATACAAACAGCATTACGGCAAGAATCTGGGCACGATCGACAAGCCGTCTATCACCAAGACCACCAAGAAGCCGTACACCCAGATCACGGTCAAGCCAGACCTGGCGCGGCTCGGAGGCGGCACTGGGTTCAGTACGGACACGGTTGCGGTGATGACCCGGCGGGTCTACGATATCGCTGCGGTGACCGACAAGACCGTGCAGGTCACGCTAAATGGCAAGAAGTTGGGGGTGCGATCGCTGGAGCACTACGCCAGTCTGCTGATCGGGGCCGGGAAGGCCGACCACCCTCGGGTGTACGAGCGGTGTAACGAGCGCTGGGAATATGTGGTGGCGCTGGCCCCCAACCACGAGTTTGAGAGTGTCAGCTTTGTTAACGGTGTCTATACTCGCCTCGGTGGTTCGCACGTCAAGCACGTGATGGACCAGATCTGCAAGAGGGTGGCGGAGAAGTTGAGTGCAAAGCGCAAGGATGTCACCGTCAAGCCCAACCAGATCCGCCCTCACCTTCTCCTCTTGCTCAACTCGGTGATCGAGGATCCAGCGTTTGATAGCCAGTCCAAGGAGACATTGACGTCGCCGGTTAGCAAGTTTGGTTCGCGAGCGGCGATATCTGATAAAGTGATTGCGTCGATCGCCAAGCTGGGGCTGTACGAGCGGGCGATGGCCTTGCACGGGATCCAGGATCAGGCAGAGGCAGCCAAGTCGGACGGCCGGAAGACCCGCCGAATCACTGGCGTGCCCAAACTGACCGATGCCGAAAAGGCGGGAGGTCCAGAGTCTGACAAGTGCACCCTGATGCTGGTGGAAGGGGATTCGGCCAAAACTGGTGTGATCGGTGGCATGACCGCCAAGGACCGTGACTTTTACGGAGTGTTTCCGCTGCGGGGTAAGTTGCTCAACGTCCGCGGTTCCAGTGCTAAGCAGATCAACGACAACGCCGAGATTAGTCAGTTCAAGAAAATTATGGGACTAGAAAACGGCCGGACTTATGATGTGAAAGACATTAAGCGGCTCCGTTACGGCAAGGTGCTGATCGTCACGGATCAGGATAAGGATGGCTCACACATCAAGGGTCTGATTGCGAATGCAATCGACGTACTGTGGCCGTCGCTGCTGGCGATCCCAGGATTCCTCGGCTACATGAACACCCCGATTCTCAAGGCCACCAAGGGCAGCGGCAAAAAGAAACAGTCGTTGACCTTCTATTCGGAACGCGACTATCACACGTGGGTGCAGAGTCCAGTCGCCAAGGGAAACTGGGAGATCAAGTACTACAAGGGTTTGGGCACCAGCACAGGTCCCGAGTTTAAGGAGTACCTAGCCGATCCGCAAGTTGTTGACTTTGTTCGCAGCAGTCAAGACCCCAAGCAACTAGATGCTGCACTGGATCTGGCGTTCAACTCGAAGCGTGCCGACGAGCGTAAGGGGTGGATCGAGGCAGGTTCACTGGCCGATGTCGATGCCGTACCGCCTATCTACCGTGGCAAAATGGTAATGTCGCAGTTCGTTGACGGTGAGCTGCGGGGATTCTCGATTTACGACTGCGACCGCAGCATTCCCTCGGTGATTGACGGATTCAAGACCAGTGTCCGGAAGATCATCTTCAGCTGCTTCAAGCGTAATCTTATCAAGGAGCTCAAGGTGGCGCAGCTGGCTGGCTATGTCGCCGAGCATTCGCTCTACCATCACGGCGAGGGTAGTCTGAACGGTGCCATCATCAACCTCGCACAGGATTACACTGGCAGCAACAACCTCAACCTACTGGTGCCGTCTGGGCAATTTGGCACCCGGGTCCTGGGCGGCAAGGATGCAGCGAGCCCGAGGTACATCTTCACCCACCTCTCCCCTCTTGCACGTTTGGTCTTTCCGGAGCACGACGATGCCGTGCTGGAGTTTCTGCAAGAGGATGGGATTGGTGTTGAGCCCCGGAACTACGTGCCTGTGATTCCGATGCTGCTGGTCAACGGCAGCAAGGGCATTGGTACTGGCTACAGTTCAGACGTACCGTGCTACGACGTGGGCGAAGTGATCCGGGCGGTGCGGGCCCGGGTGCAAGGGCAGCCGTCGGACGGCGGTGGCTGGGTGCCGTCGTGGCGGGGATTCAAGGGCACAGTCACCATCGTCACCAACCCCAAGACCCAAAAGCGGAGTGCGGTGACCCAAGGTATTGTGCAGAAACTCGAGGACAACGTCTACGAGATCACCGAGCTGCCGATCACAATGTGTCATCAGGATCTGAAGAACAAGTTGGATGCGCTCAGTGAAGGCAAGAGGGGTGAAGAAACAGTCAAGGACTACAAGGAGTACAACACTGTGGATGATATCAAGGTGCAGGTGTGGTTCCGTCCAGGACTGGTCAGTGAGGTGGCTGATGTGGTGCGGGTGTTGGGGCTGACAGACTCGATCAAGCTGAGCAACATGCACGCCTTCAACTTGGAGGGACGAATCACCAAGTACGATGGACCCGAGGCGATCCTCGACGAATACATTCCGGTGCGGCGAGCGCTGTATATCAAGCGGAAGGAGCATCTGATTAAGACGCTGACGGAGAAGGCAAATGCTTTGCACGAGCAGGCGATCTTCGTTCGGGCGTTATGCGACGGTAAGCTATTGGTGTCGCGGCGACCGGACGAAGAGGTAGAGAAGAACATGGTTGCCCTGGGGATTCGACAGGAGCGGGTGAATGAGTTGCTGGGGATGTCGATCCGGTCGCAGACTGAGTCCAAGGTGGCGGCGCTAGAGTCCAAGGTGGAAGAGGCGGAACGGGAACTGGCGCTGATCAAGAAGGTGACGATCGAAGAGTTGTGGCTGCGGGACCTGGCGGCTTTGGAGATGGGACTTGCTGCTACCCCTTAAAAGGGCAGCCACTGACGGAGCGGGATCGCTCCCTTGATCGTGGTGGCTGTCGGGTGGCAAATAGGTGTGTGCATCTGGCTAATGTCTTGCAGGTAGCGTTGATGTGCAGCGGCCGATTGAATCACTGTTTTTGCACCGCGCTGCATCACGATGGCGTTGAGTTCATTCACTTGACGGTTAATGTCATCGTCACGGTTGAGGGCAAACTCCATAAAGACATCGCGCATCAGCATCTTGAGTGCGTCTTGATCTTGGGGTCCTATCTGGAATCCAGCTTGTGAGGCAACCTCTTGTCCGATCAGTGAGTTAAGTCGTCCCACGTTGAGGGCGCCAAAAAAGACTCGTGAGAGTTCATTGCTGCACTTGTCGCCTCGGAGAGCAATGTTGTAGGGGGTGGCCTCCTTCCGAATGCGAGACTGTTCCATCAGGGCAAAGGCTGGTGGTGGAACCAAGGCGACACGCCCAAAGCCGACCAGCATTGGGGCGGGATTTCCCTCGTACGCTGCTCCCTGAATCGAGGACATCTATCTTACACTGGGCTTTTTCTGTCGACTAGACAGACTAGATGGCAACCGCTTTTCGGACTATTGTGGGTGTGATAGCCTTGGTGGTTTTTATTGTTTTGATGGTATTGTTGTACCAAGCAGCAAAAGTTCGTGGCAAGAACGTCAGGTTCCCCCCGGATGTGCCGGGGTGTCCTGATTTCTTTGTAGAATCGCCGTCGGGAGTTAAGACTGGGGGGTGTTTGCTGCCGCCAGGGCTTGGCAACCGCAGCATGATTCTGGATCTGATCCGGGCCAAGAACCCGTCTCTAGCCGAACAGATTGGCGCCGGCAAACCGCTCCAAGTTCCGTCTGGATCACTCTGCGCTTTCACCCGAGATAATGGCATTAGTTGGAATGGTGTCAGCAACGTCCACCCTTGCATCAGCAACTAACACTTACTAACCTCTTGCATTCTAAAATGAGCCAAACAAAATCCCTGTTCATGGTAGAGGATATGGGGAAAACCCTAATCGGTTGCGACAGCCAGAGTGCGCTTGTTCCTGCGGGAACAATCGTTATCCAAGTTGTGCCAGTGTGTGAGGATATCGAACTGGCCTGGATTGTGCTTCCCCAAGAGATCTTGGAGATCGTTTGGGAGCAAATTCCTCAGAACGTGCGTGCCATGCTATCCAAGTCTCTCTACCACGAATGGCGCCAGAAACAGATGCAGAGGTGGGCAAGAGGGAGACGGGGTGGTTTGGATCTGACACATTTGTTGCGGCGGCAAATTCGGTTGTCGCATACTTATACCTTTACTGTGTTGTTGGATATCAGGGGGCAGGTGTGGAACAAGCGCCGTCCGTGGAAGACGGCAGAGGGTAAGTTCGCTAGCTATCTCTGGTACCTAGAGAGTGTGTGCGCACAATTGGAAAAGCATGAAATGCGAGGTATTGTCAGGGATGCCATCCATCGGTATGAAGGCGACACGCGGCATCGGAAGACGAAAGTGCGTGGCGGACAGCAGTGCCGAGATGTTGACGTCTGGGAGTCCAAAGGGCATCGCCGATACCAAAAGTCCCGCAACCAGCAGGACTGGGTCTCCTTTGGCTGATGTGGACACTACTCCATTTACCCCGAGTGCCGCCGTATCGCTGGATCCCAATCAACCCAACCCATCCACTCTTGCATCCCAATTGTTGCAGCATCGAGCGTTGGTGGTTGCACTTCCGTGCCATCGGGAGGTTGCGAATGTCTGTTCGGCCATTCGCATCCGTGCGGAAGTTCCTGAGATGCAAGAGGTATCGGGGTGTTTGGGTGATTTCTTTTCGTTGCTCGAGAGATCACGTACGCCCACGATCATTGACATGTTCAACCGCAACCGAAACCGGGAGAGGATTTCATTTATGGTAACCGATGTAGATGTGTTAACTCCGAAGCAGACGAAAGAATTGTGTCAGTTGCTGAAACAACCCCGGACGGAAAAAGACGGGTGTTTACTAGTGGCGTGGCCCGGGATCCCTAAGAAAAGCAAGGCATTGTTGCCCGAATCATTGATCGTTGAGAGCGCCACGACGGATGACGCAAGTGCATCGCGGGTGGCGGCCCGTTCCATCCTAATCGACCGCCCCTCACCGACTATGCAAGATCACAGCGAATTAGTCCCGGCATGCGAGAGGAGTTTGGTGGGATTATTGGTGCACGCTAACATGCATTTTCTTACGGGTACAGGGGCGACCCCGCTCTATCTGAAGGCGTTGGATTGTACGCTGATGGCGGATTCAGCGGACAAGCTATCGCAGGCGGTTAACTTTGCGCCGATGGTGGAATTGGCATCGATGGTACGGACGGTGGGGGTGGGGCAGGTGTTGTCCAAGTCGCCGAAAAAGACGTTGCCACGAGGCGAGTTGACATTTACCAAGCTATTGGCGGCCCACGCCACCGCTCGCACCAAACTCAAAGCGGTCCGGGAGTTGTGTGCTTCACATCGCTTGACAATGCGAGAGTTGGCGATGGCGATGGATGGCGGCCTGATTGATGCAGAGGCGACCGGAGTGGGCCGCCGGGCAAAGGCAGTGCTTTGCGAGTGATGATGTGATGCAAGCAGCTTGGTTCAGAGTCCTTCAGCGAGCACGGCCACTGGCGGCAGCGCCACCAGCAATGCCAGCGCCACCCACGCCGCAATGCTCCACCCGCTGCTGCGTTCACCACCCCCCTCTCGCATCATCGCACCTATTCCCAGCCCGGTCGTCGCCACAAACCACGCCCACCAGGCGTAGCCCGCTGCCGACTTGACCGTGCTATGCTTTGGCAGCTTGGAGTTTAGAAGACCCACTCCGCTGAACGCCAGGATTAGCATTGACATTGGCAGAGCGCTGATGGCGGCATACTTGAGCACTTGCCGCGAGGGCTGGGTCTTGCCAGACCAATCCACGGCAAAGAATGCTAGAGGGGTGAGGGCGAAGATGGCGGTGAGCCAGAATATGATGCCGCCTAGCGGAATGACTCCAAGCATGCTCCAGCCGGCGACAATGATCTGAATCACGACCAATGCGATGTTCTGGAGGATGGCTTGCCAGCGGGGCATCTCATCGCCATTGTCCGAGAACCATTCGCTGTTGCGGATGCCATTCATTAGCATTGCAAAAGGTATGCCGACCATCGTGTAGGCCAGATATCCCGCAAAGATCAGAGCGAGCACCATGTAGATGATGGGGCGGAAAGGAGCAAGAGCGATGGCAGCGAGGGTTTGATTTGGGGGAGCCCGCACCGGAGCAGCACCGAAGCTCACACCTGCAAACTCACCCGCCAGCTGTCGTCGGTCCATGTTAAGCATTGTAGTTGGTTTTAGGGTTTTGAGAAGCCAGCTGACTCCGCGGTCCATCACATTCTGCAAGGTGGTCAGCGTCTTGGCTTGGTAAGGAGTGTTACATCCGACGATGCTCTCGAGGGCGGCGATACCCTGTGTGGCCTCTTCGGCGAACTGAACGGTCTCTTCCACTTCAGCCTTGGCCATGGGATCAGCCGACCCCACAGCACCCTGGATCACGTTGCCCACAGCGCCTTCAGCTTCGGTGGCGGCAGTAGCCTTCGCCGATTTCTTAACTCCTCTTGCAGTACGCTGGGCGGCCGGGGAAGTGGGTTGAGGTTGTTGAGTAGCGGAGCGGCTGCGAACCCGACGGTTTCCCCCCAATCGGCCACCCTGTTGTGTCTGACTCTGCTGCGTCTTGGACTGATACATTGTCAACTCCCGCTCACGGAGCTCGTGCCGCTCAGCTTGCTCATCTTCTGCGTTTTCACGCTCCTCACACGATTGGACAATGAAACTGGAATTTCTTGCAACACGTTCGACGTTTTGTTGAGCCCCAGCCAAGGCCGCTTGGTCCCGTTCCAGTTGCGATACGGCCTCTTGCCTTGCTCGGGTCAGATTAGACACCTTGGACTGAGCCCGGGTGAGTTGAGCCTTTTCGGATGGAGTTGATGATCCCGCCGTCGCCTCTGCCAAAGCCCGCTCGGACTCGATTGCTGCCTCAAGTTGTCCCTGTACCCGCTCTACCTTTGCCTCGGACTGCTTCACTATGCTATCGTTCTTCTTGGCCAAACCCTCGGCTTCCTTAACTGCCCCGACCAGTGTGCTCTCGAGGCGGTTATTCTCTTGGGCGTCGAGCTCCCCATCGGAACAACCAGAAGTGGTACGAGTAAAAGCATTAATCACCCGCTGGACGCCTTGTTTGCAGACGTGTTCTACCACGTCTTCGACGACGTGCAAGTTGGTCATGGCCACATCGATGCTGGTGGGTAGTTCCGAGTTAACACCCTTGAAAGACTCGACCGGTCCATCGGTGGGAGTCATCGACAGAAACCAGGCTATAGTGGCCACAGCAGAGACGTAGTGGATAAGGGTGGTGATGGCAGCGGTCTGCCACGAAGCAAAAAAGGCCGAGGGCCCCGTCTTGGTGACGCTAGACATCGGGGGATGGCTATCATCGCAGCAGACATTATTCAAAGGCGCATGTGCTTAACTCGACGGGAGGATGTGTTAACTCAGTCACGGGATCGCTCAAGTCCCCTCTACCGGGTAAAGGCCAATCCCGCCAAACCATTCGTAATGACCAACATGTTGTATTTTTCCACGTACACATTCAGATCGTAGTTATAAGACAGGTTCTGTAGGGTGTTATTGTTGAAGACAGGTAAGCACACGGCCTCTGAACCGCCTCCCGGGAGGGCGATCGACTGGGTCTGTCCCGCCGCAACGTTGTTGTTGAATGTTGGGTCCAACGGGGGTTGTAAGAGGGAGAACATGAGGGTGAGTCGGCGGTACTTGCTCATGTTAAAGGCCCCACTCGGCTGCAACGACGCTGGATTGGTTTTAACTTCAAAAGTGTAGAAATCCAAACCAGGTAGCGCCTTGAAACCGGAATTGGACCGCTGGTACTTTTGTATGTACTCCCATACCCCTCTTGCAAACTCGGTCTCTCGCTCTTTGCCGTCCATCCAGATGGATAGTTCTTGTAAAATGTGCTTTTCGTTGCTCTCTGCAAAGGCGCTTGGTCCTTGCTGACGGCTGAGATAGCCTAGGCTTTGGATGACCATTGGAAGTGTGTTGGGGTTGTTTAGAAAACGCCAGTTGGTATAGTTGAGCCATTGGTTGCGCTGCTGCACGTCCGATCGACGAAAACGCCAAGTGAGCGAAGCAATGAGCCCATAGGTTTCAATGTCCACGCTGTCAGCTGTGCGCACGCCATAGAATTCATTATCGTGAGTGGTGCGGACAAGATAGGTTTGTTCGTCTTGTGCAAACAGTGAGTTTTCATCGTCTTCGAGGAATATGTAGTTGGCGATCAGGTGAATCTCGGGGTCCCAAGTGGTGTTAGGGTTGAGGAAGGTGGCGAGGTTCTTGGGATCGGGTGTGTAGTAACTGGGTACAAACAGATGGAGTGGCTGCCCGGCATTAAAGGCTGAAAGATAATCGTAATATCCCCCGTATTGCGGTGCCATACGTTGTTGGAAACCGGCCGGCCAGATGGTGGTATCCGAATCGGCAAATCCTGTGTAGCCCGAGGCGGTGGATGGTGGATTGCAGCGGGAAGCGGTCCACGATGTGGTGGTGCCGATGCCGTTGGTGCCCGGGTTGATCGAATAATCGCCGTTTTGACCGGTGTAGCCTCCCGGCGGCGGCATGTACTTTTGGATAGTGAACCACTCGTTAAGTGGACGAAAGGTGACGAAGATTTCAACGTCTGCATATTGGAGAGCCACTAACGGAAGGGCAGCTTTGGAATTGCGACCGAACCAGGGATTGAGTGGGACCAACAGTTTTCGACCCTTGATCGAAGGAGTGTTAACTGCGTTGCAATCGGTTAGATCCCGGGCAGCGGGAGCTAGATCTTCGGGAAATGGATACTGGGCGGTCCAGGGAGGGTTAGCGGCGGCGGAGCCATTGGGGGGCCACGGCCAGCTGTGTGGGTACGAGTTGAGCACATATGGGGAGTAGGTCTCGGGAATAGTGCCGATGTAGTCGGCCGCCTTTTGGTAGTTGACTGCAATAGCACCACTATTACCAGTGCCGGAATAGACCATCTGGCCTCCCTGGGACATGCGCGACAGCATAATATTGTTGTTGGCAGCGGCAGTAATGTCGTAGGCAGCGTTTTTTACCTGTTGCATCTCCTCGAAAGCAGCCTTTGCGGGATTGGTCAGTTCGTCCGTGTTGCCGATCATTTCGTCTAACAATTCGTCTTGCTTGGCGTCGCCGTCCCGCTCCTGACACATTGCCAAAAATTCGCCAGTGTAATCTTCAATGAGGTGTCCACCAATGTTAACTTCAATCCGCTCTATGCAATTGAATCCAAGCTTTTCAATCCACTGAAACTCGTATGGCTGAAAAGTGAGCGGATCGGTGTAAGGATCGCCGTTCTGTCCATCGCCTTTGAGATAAATGGGATCATCAATAGTTCCAGCCGCTGGGAGTGCGCTGTAAATGTCTGGTAATGTAATGCTAACATATGTCTGTCCGACAAGGCTGGCGTACCGAGGGATGGGAAACCGAATCCGTGTGCTCTCGCTGTCCCGAAGCGCTGGTTGCCCAGTATAGTCCAGCCGGAAACTCTGGATCCCAAAGTTCGTGAACTTAACATAAGAGCCTTGCCAGTAAGACTTTTCTGGATTGCCGAACAGCATGATGTTTTCGGTGCCGACGGCAGATAGATTGAGGAGTCCGCCTCCCATTGTGCTAGTGTAGGTCAATAGTCTAAGTTTCTCAGCCTTCCGTAGGAACCCCCAAAGATGCCGAGCATGCAATTCGAGGAGGGCTTGGGTGTGGGGTTGCTGGCGGTATTGGCTGTGGCCATTGCGGCGTTGATTCTAATCCATACTTGGACACAGCGTCCAAAGCTAGAGGGAGCCGTGGGGGGCGAAGGTGGAGACGTCGACGCCGACGCTGGCAGTGTCAGCGATGCTCTTGGTAGTTTGCCCCAGCTGACTGGGGCTGATCAGCTCGTCAACTACTACATGCTGGCTTCATACAACACTTGTTGTGAGGGAGACTATGATGGCGGAACGGTGAGCACGGCGCAAATCCGAAAGGTGCTGAAGGAGGGGGCACGATTTGTGGATTTCGCCATCTACACGATGCCGGAGAGTTGTACAGGTGACGGCACCCAGGATGAGCCCGCAGTGGCGGGGTCGGCGAGTGCTTCGGATCTGGCGATCGGGACTCGGAACTGTTTGCCGTTGTCCGACGTGATGCGAGAGGTAGCGTCCACAGCATTTTCGGCGGGTCGGGTACCTAGGCCTACCGAACCCCTTCTCTTGCATTGTCGTCTCCGCACCCGGAAACCAGAAACACTCACACAGCTTGGCCATCTGATTAAGCGGGAGTTTGGCACACGGTTGTTACAGGCAGGCAAGTTTGGTGGAAATGCCATACATGGCCCCGCAACCACGTCCATCCTTTCCACCCCTCTTGCAGAACTACGAGGCAAGTGTATTGTCATTTTGGAGGCCTCGGATCGTAGTTGGACCGACAATATGGCTTTGGCCAGTGTGGTGAATATTGCGCAGGGTGCAGGCGAGCCATTTTTTGTCTCAACTCCGGCACCGATACTGCGAGCGACGGCGGCGCCGGGTCAGATTCGAGAGGCGAACAAGCAGCAACTGACGCTCATTACGCCTACGACCCAGAGCGGAGGGGGTCCAGTGTCGTATCCGATTGGCCCGGCGTTATGGATTGGCTGTCAGTTGCCAGCGGTGGCGTTCCAAGTGGAAGACGAGAACAAGCGTGCCGCTTTGGACTATTACAGGTCGAAGAACAGTGGCTTTGTGCTCAAGCCGGTGCAGTTACAGCAGAAGATCATTCGCCTCCCGCATCCCAAGGCGCAGGATCCAAAGCTGTCATATGCCCTCCGCACTAAGACGGCCCCCTACTTCAAGTTTAATGTCTAAGCACCTTTGAGCCGAATAATCGTGTTAGATAGCAGAATGAGTCGGCCACCTTATGCTAAGTGTCACCAACCTTATGTTAAGGATGCTGTTGACAGGATTGAGCGCCGCCAAGGGTTTGAGATGATGCAGAACGATGCGGTCATCGATATGATGCGGATCGTCGAAAGGTTTATTCGGGACCGTCGGCTCATCTGCTATGGTGGTACTGCCATCAACAACATTCTTCCACGGGCGATGCAGTTCTATGACACAACTGTTGAACTTCCCGATTACGATTTCTTTTCGCCCAATCCGGTCAAGGACGCCAAGGACTTGGCCAACATTTATGCCCATAAGGGCTACACCGATGTTGTGGCTTCGGCTGGGGTCCACGGCGGCACTTTTAAGGTGCATGTCAACTATGTGCCTGTGGCTGACATCACTTATCTCGATCCACGTCTGTATTCAGTCCTCAAGGACCAAACGGTGGTTCGCGACGGAATCCATTACACTCCGCCGGTGTACCTCAAGATGCTAATGCATTTGGAGTTGTCACGTCCAGATGGCGATGTGTCTCGGTGGGACAAGGTGGCCAACCGCCTGGCGCTACTTGACGAGGCCTATCCGATGCGAGAGCCCGGTTGCACTATGCGAGTCCGACAGCATCTGATTCGCGACCGAGAAGCCTATGTCGAACGCTTTCCTGGCATACTGGGCGAACTGAGGGACTTTTTGGCTCAGCATCGTGTGATGTTTGCGGGAGCCTTTGCTGTGGACGAGATCAACTACAAGTTGCGACGGCGGCACGAGCCCGAGGTGGTCCCGATGACAACGATTGTTGCCATTTCGACCGAGGCAAAGGAGGTGGCTCGGTACACCAAGCGCAAGTTGGAATCGGATCGCCACAAGGTGAAAATGGAGGAGCACGAGGAGGTGGGTGAGGTAATTGGCAAACACTGGTCTCTGCATATTGACGATCGGGTGGTGGCGGTTATCTTCGAGGCGCTCGAATGTCACGCAATGAATCCCATTCTCATCAACGATCGCGAATACCGCATCGCCACTATCGATACCCTGCTGACACTTTATCTGCCGTTCATCTTTGTCCACACATCGCTGTTCTCAAAGGATCAGATTGTGTGTTTATGCAACGACTTGTCGTCATTGGCGCAAGAGTGTGGGGTGGATGCTCGAGGTCCATTGGCTCGGTTTGATCGTCCGTGCTATGGAGACCAGACTTCGCTTGCCGACATCCGTCGTAAGAAGAGCCAGCGGTTCAAGCAGCTCAAGGGCAAGGAGGACAAGAAGTCTAAGGAAAAATGGACTTATTATTTTTTGCGTTATGAGCCGGGAGCGAACCGGCAGGCCAAGGCGGCGATGGAAAAGAAGACGGAGGAGGGTGCGCCGGAGCCGGGAGAGCCAAGACTGGAGACGCCAGCGGCACGGACCGGCAAGGGTCAACGGTTAACTCGACGGCGTGGACGGAGCACACGTCGCAAGTCGCACAAGAAGCGGGGGCATAGTACTCTGCGGAAGTGAGTGTAAGAGGGTATGATAGTATAGAGTTGTGGGGATAGATAGGGAGACGGGGGTTGTCAACTCGTGGTGTGGGCTGTTAACTCGGGACGGTGCGGGTATCGATGACGTCATTGATGACGTCATCAGCGTCAGTCAACTTGTGCGCAGGAGGATTTGAATATGGGGGTCTCTCTGCCCCCCTTCACTGGTTCAGCTTGTCCAACACCATGAAGCCGCCAGCTACCAAGGCCGCCTTGATCCCGACCATCATCCATACATTTCCTGTTGCCGACGGAACATATCGCTTCAGCAAACCCTCGACGAACGGTGAAAGAGAAATCACAGTTATAATGAAGAGAGCTATCGGAAAGGCGTATTCATCGAGGGCGCTTCGATGAGGCGGCGGCACCGCAGGTGGAGCGTGAACCGAATGACCGTAGCTTGGTGGATACTGGGCTGGAAAGGCAACGCCTGGGACCGCGGCGGGGGATGCCTGCGCATCAATCCGAGGCGCTTGGGGGTAGCCCATGTCTCCTCCCGCTAGCGTAGCACCTGGATTGTTCATCAGTTGTTGCTCGATCAGTTCCACATCGGATGGCTTTGTGGAAGGCGCCATTCCCCCTCCGCCACCACCTCCGCCGCCTAGCTGACCGATTGGAGTTGACATCCCGTTGCCTAGAGAGAACCAGTTTTTTCCTGTTGGTTACACGCAACTTCTATTCTGCCGCAGCGCACCGCTGCCTGAATTCAGACAACCGGAATAATTGGATTCTTTGAGTCAGCACCGCTGCACGGGGTCGAGTTAAGACGCACCCGCATGCATCCACTTCCGTGTTGCCACACCTTCCCTATCACCTCTTGTAGATTTGGAGCCACCAGCTTGCGGCACATGACCCCCTTGCACGGCTCTCGCAACAGTGTGGCAATACCAAGGCCAATCACAAAGGCCATCATTAGTCGCACCTCGGTCCGTTTAACTGCGTGAATGAGGGTGTTCATTTGTCTAAACGAGGAAAAACTCCTTCTTTGACTATGTTAGAAATATCACAGATGAATCAACAGCAATTTGTTACTAACATTCGAGAGTGGTTGACATGTGATGCCGAACTGGCCAAGCTCCAGCGACACGCCCGTGAGTTAAGGGCGCGCAAGAAGGAGTTGGGTGCGGTGGTGATCCGTGAGATGGAGGAGAAGAATGTTCAAGGATTGGATACGGGGGGTGCTCAACTCAGGGTCGCCACGACTCGCCGCAAGCAGCCCCTCACCAAGAAATATCTCGAAGGAAAACTTGTGGAAATGTTTGGCAAGGGCACTGATGCCTACAAGGCTGCCGAAGACAAGATCATCAACTCCCGGCCGATCAAAGAGCAAAAGGAACTCAAGGCCAAGAAGACCAAACCTTAAGTAAGAGTAGCAATAGATGTCTACTGGTTTTGCATTTCAAGAGCAACATAATCAGGCCAGTGCAACTCCCGAGTTGATGAATTTTCTCCGCAAGTTAACAACTCCGAAGGCGGTAAGCCTCTCTCCATCCCCGACGTCAGCCAAGGCGTCGTCAGCGAAAGCGTCAATTCCAAATGAGTTGTCGATGGGCACGGGGGTGGGGGCAGGCACGTGGCAGGACCGTTGGATTCACGACCACCGTGTGGATGAAGTCGCTGAACGTTTGGGTCCATCAACACCATCCCCTCCTCTTGCTTCATTAGTCTTTCATCCGCGGGTTCCTGCGGTCAAGATGGTCAGGGCGAATGGTCGCTGGGAGTTGCCGCCGGTGGCCGCATCAATTACTAATCGTCCGATGGTCGGTGTCAACTCAGGGGTCTATCAAGCGACAGTTAATCCTTCGCCAGTGATACCGCAAAACGCATCCACGACAGCTGACACATGGGTGTTGATTGGATCAACGTGTGCTTGGGGACTGCCGATTGCGGCTTCGGCGGAAGAAGTGTTGATAGCCTTGGGCGAGAGTCCAGTTGTTCCTTCTTGGCAAAGTCGCTATGCAGTGGTACCACAGAGTGAACTAGCAAAAAGGGTGGTGTTGGGTCCGTATACGGGCAAGTATGAAGATTGGGAACTGGCGAAGGTGGCGGCAAAGGAGATGCAAGAGGAGGGTTATGTGGTGGAATTGGTGGAGGATGTGCAAACGGGAGAAGTGGATGCCTTGGATTTTATTGGGGCGAACTTTCCATCGATTCGGCGTCCGATGATACGAGCAGGCTTAACGCCAAAGTAGATGTCTTCGGTGTCATAGACAATGTTGTTTTCATCGACGTAGTAGATAATGCCACCATCTTCAAAGTCGTCGACAACCACGGAAACCCATTCTTGGTCGTCAGCAGCAGTGGCGGATTCGGTGAATGCGATTTTGGTTGGCGACTCTGTTGCGTTGGCCAT